TCAACAACGCAGCCCTGGTTCGACAGCAAGCTTTACTTAACACACAAAACCAAGGTTATCTGCAGCAAGGCATGTTAGCAACGGCAGGTGCTCTTGCCCAGGGCGCACAAGCCGAGACTGGTGCTACCGTTCGTACTGCGTTGTCGAACAATCCTTATGCCGGCTCTGTGATGCAGGCTCCTCAAATTAGGTTTGGTTGATTGTCATGTCTTCATTTGCACAAGGTCGTCCATTTAACTCTGGTCCTGTATGGGATCGTATGCGTTTTGATTCGGGTCAGACTAGTACCACTATGCCTATTGCAGGTGGGTTTATGTCTGATTTAATCGGGTTTGCTTCTAATCCCGCTCTTAGTAAACTGCCTGAAGACATGCGTGGTTTTGCTCTCATGGGAGGCATGTTAAGCCTTCGTGATGCAGAAGCAGCTCGTCGGTCTGAAGCGATGTTTGACAAAGCTCTTGCTTATCAACGCCAAGCAGCACAAGAAGCAAACGAGATGGGTATTCGTAATACGGTAATTGGTTCGTTCCTTAAGGATGTTCCAGCTGCCATTAGCAATGCCTTTGCACAAAGACAACGTTATACACCTGAGCAAATTGAAATAGCCGCCCGTGGTGCAGGACAAATGCAACGCCCTTATCAATCCCGTAACTATTACGGCTTTGTCGGTTAAAATAAGGAAAAATAACCATGGCAAGTAGCGCTAGCTCTATAGGTCGATTCTTCCCAGATATTTTTGGCGGAGGAGCAGCCATGTCAGGAGCTGGTACTAGCGCAACTACCTCAGCAGCAACAGGAGCAGGATCAATGGCATTAGGACCTTGGATGGCAGCATCGGCAGGTATTCAAGGCCTTGCCGGAATTGTTGGGGGCGCCATGGGGCAGCAGTCTGCCCGCGAAGCTCAGAACGAAGCTAATAAATGGGGCGTTCGGAACATTGGCTTAGATATGGCCATGCAAGATCGTGATATGGGCAGTCAAATGCAAGCTTTACGTGGGGGATATAGCTTCATGCAAAGTCCTATATTCCAAGCAAAAAATCAGCAAGATTTCAGGCAAAATTTCATGCTGTCCGGGAAGTTTGACCCGTACTTAACGGCCATGGCTTCACGTCTTTCATAAAAACTTGTTGTTTTAGACTGGAACGATAGAGGCAATACACATGTCATTTGGTAAATCTCCTGGCGAAGGCCACCATACAAGCCTTTCAATCTTTGAAGATTACCCTGCAAAGGTATCACGCCTTTCTCGTAAGGAGCGCAAAGGGATTAAAAAAACAGCTAGAGAACTCTTCGAGCAGAGTCCTAGCGATGCTATTAGTTTTTTATCGGGTTATAGAGGGTATACAAACTTTCGTCCGGATGCACTAATTGGTAAATACAGTGCAGCTGATGTTAATTATGAGGCATATAAACCAATTGCTGAGGTTTCTTTCCAGGATCTGTTAAGCCGTCCTATGACAGATGCTGAGTGGGCCGATACCACTAGCTATGCCAAGGCGATGGGAGCCAAGGATCCCAGTTCTTTTCAGGCTTTGTTAAATTCTCGGATTCTTTCTGCAAACCCTGGCGCTGTTAAAAGTGAAGCCGATTTGGACTGGGAGCGTACCTATGGCCCAATGACCAGAAATGCAAAAGGTGAGCTGCAACGCGGAAGGTTCCAATTTAACCCCGGCAATGTATCTTCCCTTGTTGGTACCATGCTTGGTGCATAGTAAAGTAGTTTAAATACGGTAGGACGCATTAAACTATGTCTTTTTCCACTCAATATGGCCAATCAGCAGTTCTGTTTGGCCACGAGGATTATGCAGCTGCCAAACAAAGAGGTGCATCAGATGCTGAAATTCTCGCTTGGCTGTCAGGTAATCAGGGTCTTTTAGCTGGTAAAAATGTTCCCGGTGGAGGCGGTCTTTACGATGAAATTAAACAGAGAACAACTCAAGGAACATTGGGGATTACTGCACCAGAATTTCAAGCTGCACAAACAGCCGCTGAACTGCAGACACGTTCTCAGATTTCCAACTACGGATGGGACGCACAGAAAGCAATGGAAAATGTTCGGCAAGCAGCCGAGACAGAACGTCTTAAGTATGAAATTGATAATCGCATTCCTGTGGTACAAGCAGAAGCCAAAGGCAAAATTGATCTACAAAAAATTGTTAACGCTGGATTGGAAAACGTTACTAGAATTGAACGTGGTGCTGACATGATGCGCAGCATTACCAGTATGTTTAATTTCTAGGTAAAACATACTAAAATAACTTTAGGTTTAATCTTTTAAACATGGCTTACAATCTCGCTGCAACTACTAACGTCTCTAGCGGCAAACGCGCTGGCGACCAGAGTAAATTCCGTGCTACCAAAGAACAGCTCATGTCCGAGGGCATGAGTGAAGCAGAAGCCCAAGCATTGGCAGATGAGATCACCACCCGCAAGTACGGCGGTGGTATGTCTGATGCCGAGCTTCAAGATTTTGAAACTTTAATTGGCCGTCTTGAAGGTTCCAAAATGCGTCAGGCTGCACAAGCTAACCGTGCACGTCAACGGGACACCTTTGCTGCAGGCCTTGCCAGCATGATGGGTAAATTCTGATCTATATAAAGCCTGGTTGTAATGAAAGAGACAGATACCGTTTCTGAACTTAATCGTTACCGCCAGGCTGCTGACGTTGCTTACCGCTACGCCAAAAACAAATTAGAACAGGATAAACAATCTTCTTCTGGTCAAAAAGAAGAAGATGTTTTTAAGGCAGATAACAAAGAGGAAGTGCGTTAATGGCTGACTTTGAAGCCTATTGGGACGAAAGTAAAAGCCCAGCAAACCCTGATCCTTACGATCTTTTGTTTGATGAGGACAAAGCACGTAAGGCAGCGTCTGCTGTTAAAATCTTCCAGGATGTATCTGTTGGTTCGTCCAAGGAAAAAATGAAGGAAGCAGGTGAGCAAGAACGTGCCTCAATCGGAAAGACCGGTGAAGAACAGCGTAAGTCTGCAGCACAAGCCCAGCAGTTCGGTCAAGAAGACGAAGCTCGAGATTACGCGCAATCCCAAAGAGCATATCGATATTGAGGTATTCGACCAATGGGTCGATAATCTTGACTCACCTACCGAGAATGCGTTCAGAGCTTTTTGCGCCGAAACTTTTTCGGTGATTGAATGCTATTTATATGCACGTTTCCTTGGATATAACGGAGGTATCGCTGGATGTGATTACTGGCTACAAAAGTACTATCCAAAACCTGATCACAGGAAAGTACTTTTGTACGAAATCGATGAGATGCAGGAGGATATCCGTAAACTCCGTGAAGACGTAGATAACGGCATTGTCAAGCGTGATGCAGGAGTTGCGCGTATCGCTGGTATGCAAAAAGAATTACGTGGGACTATTGCACAAGTAGAGCTGTTTACTTCTAATAAAGATCGCAAGGGCCTGTTAATGGCGGGTGCGGATCGCGCTATTCGTGAACTCCTTACTATCTTTAAGGATGATCCTATTGAAATGCCCCTGGAAGAGGCTTCGATGAGTGTATGGTCTCACATGCAACTTGAAGAATAATTAATTTAGACTTGTTTCATGGAAAAACCATCGCCGCAGCCACCAGTTTTTGGTGAAAATATTGCTGGCCGCATGGCTGATGTAGTACGTAAACTACAGAAGAATCGCGAGCAGCATGCTGGTGTGCGTCGTCCAACACCAATTGCCCAAAAGGTTTCTCAAGGGCAAGAAGTGATGAATGCCTTAATGGAAAAGAAAGCCAATGAGCAAGAACAAGATGCCTCCAGAACTACTGGAGCACTTCAAGAAGAAAGAGGCCAAGAACAAGGACGGCAGCGAGATGTCGGACAACGAGAAGAGGAAGGCCGCTTTGGAGAAAGCTCGCAAGTACAAGGAACAGAAGAAGAAAGGCAACAACGAGGAAAAATAAGGTAGTATTCAGTAATACGCTGATTACTGCATAAGATGCCTGCTTATCAACACCTTGCTTACCGACGTAACGCACAGGCTGCTGCACGCAGGCAACAAATTCGAGTTCCACGAAATCTTGAATCCCTGGAGAAAGCACGGGAAGATTTTGGGTTCTTTTGTGAGTATGTAGCAGATAAACCACCAGCCGCTCACCACAAAGAATGGCACAGACAGTTTGTTACCGGCAATGATAGTAATTGTTTGATAAAGATTGCCGGTCCAAATGTTGATCTCTTGGCGCCGAGGGGCTCCGCCAAAAGTACCGTCCTTGGGTTGTTTACGGCATGGGCTATTGGTGTTCACACCATGGCAAAAATGCCGCTACAAATTCTTTATCTTTCCTACACAGTCGATATTGCTCGATCTAAGTCTGCAACGATTAAACGAATCATTGAAAGCAAGCGCTACCAAGAAGTTTTTCCAAAGGTACGGCTACTCAAGAACGTTACCAGCAATGAGTATTGGTCTATTGATCACAGGTTTGCAGGTATTGACACCACTGGTGAAGAACAATTCACACTCTGCGCTGCTGGCCTCAAGGGCTCCGTGACTTCTAAGCGCTCGCACTTGTGCTTGACAGGTGATACACTAGTTACGACCAACGTTGGTCAAGTGCCAATTAAAGCTATTTATGAAGATCCAGACCGATACCAAATTGCTGTTAGAAACTCAGAAACAAATCAAATTGATTGGAGCAACGTGGGGGCAGTTACAAGGCGTTTTACCAAAGGCATTGTTGACATTACAACAGCCTCTGGAAATCGTATTTCAGCAACTCCCGAGCACCCTTTCGTTACGCAAGACGGAAAACAAAAGAGGGCGGGAGATCTTAGTGCAGGGGATGTCCTTGTCAGAGCATCCAACAGGAGACAAGATAAAGAACTGTCTTTCCTGCGGGGGGCCAAAGAAAAAAACACAACGTATCTGCGAGGCTTGTTTTCGTACAACACAGGCTTTTCAGGTAAGGCCAACTTGTCCGCAGTGTGGCCAACAGTTTTGCGTAACCTCAAATCGCTTATCCCAACGTCTTTCAAAAAATCCATTAGTGATTTGTTGCAGCCATCAGTGTACTGGAGCAGCATCACGAAAGCTTCAGGAAAAATCTTGTCCAGTTTGTCAAGCATTATTTCGACCAGTCAGTCACAAAACAACTTGTTGCTCGCGGGAGTGTGCGAATCACCTTCATTCACGGCGAATGAAAAAGACTGGGAACAGCAATTACCAACACGGCTGCAGTTCCAACGATTTTCAGGAAATGAGACCGTTGATTTTGGAAAGGGACAATTTTACTTGCGTTGGATGCAATACAAAGGAGCGGAAGTTGTTATTAAGCAACGGAACGTCCAGGACAAATCTTTGCGTACATCATATCGACCACAAAAAGACAAACAATATCCCGCAAAATTTGATTACATTATGTCGCCAGTGTCATGTGGCGCATCATCAGGTAACGGACAAGGCTGGTCGCCCGAGCCCGTTTCCAGAGTTGAGTTTCTTAGCGAAAGAGAGGAGTTCGTCTATGACCTAGAAGTAGAGCATTTAGACCACAACTTTATCGCTAATGGTTTAAATGTTTTGAATTGCATAATTGATGACGCGATCAAGTCAGCTGCAGATATTTCTAACCCTGACATCCGTAAACAGATGCAGGAGAACTGGAATGCGGTGATTGCACCAACAATGTTTGAGGGTGGACGTGCCATCTGTCTTGGTACGCGCTTCAGACATGACGATATTCACTCCACAACATTCAACCCACAAAACAACTGGATTCAAATTGTGTTGTCCGCCATCTTGAACGACCCTAAAACAGGGGACGAATTCTCGTATTGGCCTGAGATGTGGTCACTGGATTACCTGAAAGAAAAGAAGAGGCAAGCACCTATTGCCTTCTCGTTCCAGTACATGAATCAGGTGATCAGACAGAATGAACTGTCCTTGGCACCAGAGCTTATTGTAAAAGCCGAGATCGCCACTGAGTTCGATACGATTGCTGTGGGAGTCGACCTATCTGCTGGTACAAAAGAAAAGAATGATTACACGGTAATGACGCTTGCCGGTCGAATTGGCGATCAGATTCACGTGATTGATTACCGCCGGTTGCGTGTCATGGGCAACCTTGAAAAGCTGGATGCCCTTAAAGAACTTCTTAATGATTGGTCTATCGTGGGACGTGACGAAAACGGAAATTACTATCCGACCTACTCCACATGCGATATTTATTCAGAAGCTGTGCAATACCAGGCTTCTCTTGAATCAGACTTCAAGCGTGTTTGTTTAAACAATGAAAATCTTTATAACTTAAATTGGCACGCAGTCAAAGGATTCCGCGCCGATAAACTTGCGCGTTTCCGTGGTTGCATGGGTCTTTTTGAAGATCGTAAGATAATTTTCAATCGATTCCGTAACTTCACGGCAATGTTCGAAGAGCTGACGAACTTTGGTATTAGCAGTCACGACGATTGCGTCGATAGCTTGGTTTGGGTCATTAACGGTTTGATGCGCAAAGGAAAACTACAGGTTGATTACTAGCCTTTAGAATTAGAAAAAAGCCAATTCAGGTCGTGGGTCCGGAATATATTGCCATTGCTGTAACAGCTGTTGTATCCGCTGTGACAGGTGGTGGCTGGGTAGCCAACAAAATTATGGCCCAACAAAATGATCGCATTATAAGGGCTTTTGATTACATTGGATCCCAGAAAAGAAGGATTGATGTTTTGGAAGACGACCTGAAACGTTTGCCGCTTGAATACGTGCTCAAGGTTGATTTCTTAAGAGAAATTCAACAGATGCATGAAAACTTTACGCAGATCAACGCTAAGCTTGATAAACTGGTCGAAAAGCTTCTCGACGCGAAATGAGTTACATCTTAGAAGTCCAAGAGGACGAGAACGGATATCAGTACATTGTTTTTCCTGATGAAGTAACCGAAGAGCTTGGCTGGGAAGAAGGCGATGTTTTGAATTGGGATGTACGTGGTACTGGCATCGTTATTTCCAAGGTGAATGACGCAGCTGGTTACGAAGTTATAGAAGAGTAGAATAAGTGGATTGATCGTTAAAAGGAACAGCGTATGCGTATGCGTGGGGCTGACCAGATGCAAGTAGGTCCCAATCAGTTTGTAACTTACCCTATGCAACAGCGTCCTTTTTAAAACCTGCTAGTATTTAAACAACAAGGTAATAGATAATGGCCGACGCTAAAGCCCGTTTACAAGAGATTATTAACGCTTACCTGGATAAGGACAGCGATATTGTTGTCGATACGGGCATTGTTGCGTCGCATATTGCTCAGATGAAACTTTTTGGCATTCGCCAAGGAGTTGAGTTCTTTCCATCTCAAGACAACTTCGGTGCACAACGCAAGGACTTTATCGACCGTGTGCTCAAGTACAACAAAATGGATACACGCCTAGATTCGATCTGGGAGTATTTTTTGTGTGATGGCAAAGGTCTTTTTTACATCCGTCCCACGAAACAAAGCTATAGGCTTTACTACTTTCGTGAGCATGAATATCGTGCCTATTACAACGTTGATGGCGAGCTGGATGAGGTTGTAATCATCTATAGCTACAAGGTGCGTAAAGGTAATGGTTTTGGCGATCAAATTAATACAACAAATATTACAGGCAATCAAAGTAGCTATAGTCCTGGAGCCAAACGTTACATTCGCTTGGCAATTAAAGCAAAAGAAATCGAAGAGACGCATTCAGATTCTGAATTAAATTTTGACATGCCAACTTATGCGCTTACGGGTAATACCAAGCAGTTAAAAAATAGCCTTGGTTTTATTCCATGCGTTGAGATCATTAACAATACTCAAGGGTTTTCAAATGAAGGTACTGGTGAGTTTGATGCCCTTGCTAATCACATCTGCACGCATGATGACTTGATGCGCACCATGCGCAAGAACATTACATTCTTTGGTAACCCAACATTATTGTCTTCTCGTCCCAAGACAGACCTGATGGAAGCCGGTGGTGACACCACAATTCAGCGTCCATCAATCGCAGCAAACTCTGGATTCACAAGCCCATCACCGATGAGTAGGTCGATGTTTAAATCTGATCCAGTCAGTCGTGGCATGGACGGTCAGATCCGTGTACCACGTGTCATTGCAAATTTAGAACCAAACGACCGTGTTGGCTACATTGTTCCAGACGCCATCACTGGCGACCAAAATGCTTTTGCACGTCAGTATCGTGAAGAAATTCGCACTGCTCTTGGTGGCGTTGATGAGCTTTCCATCTCTGCTGGTGTTACCGCAACTGAATACAAATCTCTCTTTGGCCGCGTTGCCGCGACATCGAAGAAAAAAGCAAATGCCATTTACACCCACGGCATCTGTCGTTGTCTTGAACTAATTATTTATCAAGAAGAACAATTGTTCAAGACTACACTTGCAATGGCAGCAGGACTTGAGAAGCCCGTAGATCTACCAGATGAGGCTTCACCGGAAGAAGAAGCTGCCTATGAAGACGCGATGAAGCAATACAATGACATGCTCAAACGATTGATGATGGCTTGCGTGGAGACACAACAAATTCCACCCAAGGTTATTGGTCTTATTCCAGATGGTGATGTCACTATTTTGTGGCGTTGGATGGGTCCTGTTTACGAAGATTCAACCCAAGATATTCTCAATAACTCAATCGTGGTACGAAATCTGCAAGAATTAGGTGTTGATAGCATTGAAGCATTGAAATACCTCTTCCCGTCTAAGACGGATGAGGAACGGGCCGAGATGTTATCTGGGTTCCCTTTCAGGATGGTGAACGAATTACAGGGTGCTTACTCTCAGTTCGCCAGGTTAGTGGGGGGCATGATGCAGACTCCCCACCCGCAAGCACCGGATCTTCCGATGGCTGCGGACCCAAGATTGGATCTAACTCCATATCTGTATCGAACTTTAGAAGCTCTACAAAAGGAGATGAGTTATGCAGGACGCTACCGTCCAATCGATCCCACAGACGAGCCAAGCACCAGTGGCGGTGGCTCCAAGCAATTACGTGGTTCCGGCAGCAGCTCCGGCACCCCAAGCTCCAGTGGGCAGTCCAGTCCAATATCAGGTGGGTACCAGCTACCCCCAAGCGGTGCCTCAGGCGGCCCTCAGCTACCAATCAGCCCCTATTCAGTACGCCCCCCAATCCCAACCGGAGGCGGCGAGCAATCCATGGGAATCGGCGTTCAACAAGGTAGTGAACCTGTTGAGCAGTCCAGTTCAATCCCCGTTCCAGGGTCAACCATCACAGACGACGCAGTACGCTCCAGCCAATTACGGCCAGCTGTACAGCAACCCAGCTACGCAACAATTGGCTCCGCAGACCTGGTCACCCAACCAGGCTTACTCGCCCAGCTCTTCCCTAATCTCCTTAGCGGCATCCTCTCCGGAAGTAGCCAACGAGCTGCGGATGGAAGTGCAGAGCGCAATCGCCGATTACCTGCATCTAAACGAGGAAAGTCGAAACGTAATTGACGCGTACGGCTGGAACTCCCCTGCAATACTCAACAACTATGCCCTCCAGCTTGAAAATATGCTGGATAGCGCCGTCGCTTGGGGCCATAAAGCACAAGAAGTTCTCGATCGTTATGCCGAATTTTCGGTTAACGAGCACCAGGAGAACCTTGCGTATAACGAGATCCTGACCAATCCCGACGTTCTGAGCGATTATACGCTCAAGTTCTTCGGTCCTGAAGGTCCGTATCCTGTGTACGAAGATGAGTCCGAGCTGGAGACTCGTGGTTATCCCACCTCTCCGATTCAGCAAGCACTTGGCCAGTTCCCTGCTCCTCCTGCTGCCGCTGCTCCTCAACAGCCTGAAAACTTCTGGGGTAGCTTTAAGCAACAAATGGATGTAGATCCTGCACAAGCCTGGCGCCTTCTGAACCAAGCTCAGCCTCAAGTCGTTGCAAACAAACTGTTTGTAATGGAGTGAAGCGATGCGTAATCGCTATAAGTTAGGTGTACCTGCTGCAGCTGGTTTGCTGACCGGCGGGTACGCCCTTTCTCAAGGTGAAGATCCAGGCTCTGCAATTCTTGCAGGTGCTGCAGGAGCTTTAGGTGCAGGAGGCGCTATGCTTGCTGCACGCGACGTGATCACTCCACGCATTGCTGGTAAGTATGGCAATGTAGTTAGCGGTTTGGAAAACGTGGCGGACAAGATCGACACCAAACGTCTTAATCTGCCAGCCGAAAGAGAAGAAGGATTACGTTCACGCGCTCTTCAAGGCCTTTCTAATGCGGCAATCTCTGCGGGAGTAGCCGCGGAGAAATACGGTACTCCGCGTAACATTTTGAAAGCTACCGCAGCCGGACTTGTTCCAGCGGCTGGGCTGGCGGCTGGCCTTGGCGGCGTAGCACTTGGCGCTATTCCTGGCGCTATGGGTGTACCCGGCTTCCAGCAAGGTGGTGCCATTGATCCGGAATCGCCCTATGTCTCCCAAAACCCAAGAGGTCTTGGTATGACAACTATGCAGTACGTGTAACACATAAGTTCACTACCTGCTAAAATTTGTGTTAGATAAGACACACGTGTCTTTATCTTTCACCCGATAAAAACACTGACACTGGAGGATAAACCAAGGTGTTTATTGATAGCTAGTTCAGTATCGGCGTACTGAACGCTCACGTTGTCACCTTATCAAGTAATTGATAAGTGCACACCGGATGAATTCAGGGAAACCCTAACGTAAAGACGAGGGCAATCCTGAGCGAAGTCAATCAAGCGTGATTGAAACGTGCAGAGACTACTGGGGGTAACACGATCTTGTTACGTAAAACCAGATTTAGCGTCCGGCATCCTACCAAGGATGAAGAGATAGTCCAACCCTCTAAGAAACTAGAGACTAGGTGAACGATTTTCCAAAAATCTTGGGTGCAGAGCTTTACCGCCCTCACCCTGCCTACATCGCCGAAATGGCAGTCGAGCCTGTGGTCGTCCATGACTTCACTCGTCAGCCTGGTCAAACTGTCCAGTTAGACCGTTGAATTTGTAGCGGTCTTTAAATCCTGTGAATTGCTGGAAACCCTTCAATGCGCTAGCATCGGGCAATCAGCAGCCAAGCCGCCCAGAAATGGTCGGAAGGTCCAACGACTACCCTTGGTCACACAGTGAACCTTTCTTTTTCCAAAGCGTGCACCTTGGGCGATGGATGCCTGGGGTATCCAAAAGGTAAAAATACTTGTTATTTATCTTTTACGCACTCAGAAAAACAAAAAGCTTTTCTTGAGTGGAAAATGTCCAAAGTCAATCAAGAACTAGGGACAAACGGAAAAGTTAATTCCAGAAAGGTTTACGATAAGCGCACCTTGAAAACTTATGATTCTTGCCATTCTATGGTGACCAGTAAATTACTGGTTCCCTTAAGAGAACAATTTTATCCTGAAGGTAAAAAACAGTTTTCTCAAGGGTACCTAGATGGACTGGGCTTAGAAGCTTTAGCTGTTTTTTGGATGGATGACGGTTGTGTAGTAAGCTCCAATAACGTGGGCCTGCTTGCAACATATTGTTCTGAGCACGAAGCAAAAATAATTGCTTCTTGGATACACGATTTAACAAGCCTTAACCCAAGGCTTTATCTAGATCGAAAACACTATCGCTTAAGAATCTTAAGTGGAGAGATGCCTAAGTTTGTAACGTTGTTACGGCCTTATGTGCATTCAACATTACAAAACAAAGTGACCCTGCATTACAAGAACAGAACAAAAAATTCTGAAATGTATGCAGCGAGTCTTAACATTGCTTTTGCAGATGAAGACGATAAGAGGGCACGAGCGCAGGACAGGTAACATTTGTTACTTGATGATATAGTCTGAGCTTACGGGATGACAAACCGTAAGAACCAGGGGATAAAGAGCCCTTGGGATAACATTTGTATAAGTTCTGGGGTACCCCTGGTACTAAGGACAGCCGTGAGCGTATTGCCGATCAAACCATCGGTACCGCTAACAGCCGTAACATCACCAAGGAGAAAGTCCTGGTGGTGCTTAAGGAATATACTGGTCCTGCAGATCCGGGTGATCCGACCCAGCCTTCGACCTTCAAGATTGCGCGCGAGACCCTGATTACCGCCCAGCGTCTTCTGCTGGACACCGGTAACCTGAATATGTTCCACCAGTCGATCGGTAGCCTGACGCTGCTTGACGACTATCGCCGCTGGCGTGATCGCGTGTTCATCGACGAACTCGCCAAAGCAGAAGCTAATGGTGCTGCTTCTACCTCCCAGGGTGGCTACTACTTTGCTGGTGGTAAGACCAAGGATTCCCAAGGTCGTATCTCCTACACCACTGGTGAGTACGGCAACGAAGTGCAGCAGTTCCAGGTGAAGACCGACCTGCTGACCATTGTTAAGGATCTGCGTAAGCGTAACGTTCCGACCTTCACTGATGGTCTGTATCGTTGCATTTGCGATCCTACCTTCATGATGCACCTGCGTCGTGATAGTGACTTCCGTGAGATTGCCCGCTACGCTGGTAATCCTGGTCAAGGCATGTACATGGGTAACCCCATGATGCCTAACAACGCCAGCTTCTACATGGGTCCCCAAGCTGGTCAGGGCTATTTCCTGGCTGGTGAGCCTGTGATGCCGACTGGTGTTCAGTTCGAAGGTGTTAAGTTCTTCGAGTCGACCAACTTCCCGACCAAGAATGTAACCGCATCTTTTGATGATGGTTCCAGCTATGCTTCTAAGGAAGTGGCCCAAGGTTACTTCTTCGGTCCTCAGTCGATTGGTGTTGGTATCGGTGGTCCTAACGCCCAGGTGCTGATCAACAACAACGATGACTTCAGCCGCTTCATCATCCTGATCTGGCAACTGTACGCTGGTTTCGAGATCCTGAACAAGGACTTTGTGACCACTGCTTACAGCTTCGTTCAAGACGACGGCACTGTTTGATAACTGATAAACCTACATAACAGGAAAAAATAAATGTCCTATTTGTCCGCTAAAAAGATCTACCCAGGTAACTGGGCAGAGCCCCTCAACGGTTGGTACCGTAACGTTGACACCAACGATTCTGGTTCCAACAACGCCTCTAACGGCGGCCCCACTTCTGTTCTGGCGATCCCTGGTTATCGCTACTTCCAGCAGCGTGGTTATGTGCCTGTCACCGCTACTTCCGGTGTTGGCGCCGTTGCTTCTGGCAGTGTGATCGTTCCTTCCCCTTATCGGAATGATGATACCCGCCCCGACATCACCGGCATGGTGATCTCTGGTAGCAGCACCACCCCTGCTTATGTGTATCGCGCCACTGCATCCGTTGCTTCCGGCTGGGGTGATGGTCGTGTTGCTTCTGGTGTGTATGCCGCAACTGGCAACGTGATCACCTTTGGTCCTGGTCTGACTTCTACCGGCACCGCTGGTGAAGCCGTGGCACAAGCTAACCTCACCTCCACCACCTCTGGTTCTCAGCCTGGTGAAATCTTCTTCGCTGCTGGTACTGCAGCCTATAGCGCTCAGCCTTTCCTGACCGCTACCGGTGCTGCTGGCGTGGGTGTGGCCAATGTGTACAAGCAGATCACCTCTGCTACCACGTACACCGTCCAAGCTCGTGAGTCGCAGACCGCTACTTCCACCTCGGGTGGTTGGTATATTTCCAGTGGTGATGCCTCTGGTGGTCGTACTGGTTACATCGTGGTTGAGGTGTGCTACCTCCAGCCTGATGAAGCCGCTGGCTACGAAGACATTGATGGCTACCTGCTTGGCCGCACTGTCAGCTGATTAGGTTAAACTAAGACCAGTGTAATTCTGGTCTTATGACAACCACTGCAGCAATGCTTTATCAGCACAAAAAAACAGGCGCAAGAGTCAAGATTGTAAGTGAATGGGATAACGGCGATTGGTTCATGGTCGAAGATCAGGACGGTCGCCTTTATACCGCATACAAGACTGAGCTTACGCCTGATGAAGCCGCCACCAAAACGGTAAAAACGCTTCAGGTAAAAGATAAAGCTGCAAAGGAAGAACCACGTACTTTTCCCCCGGACAACCGTTTAAATATCAATTCAGCTACCCCGCAAATGATCGCTGATCATATCAAGGGTATTGGATTGAAAACAGCCCGAGAGATTAAAGATCTTCAGATGTCCTTATCGGGTGAAAGGTTCAACAATCTCGAACAACTGCGACAGATCCGTAGGGTTGACTGGGACGCCGTGATTGCTGCTGATTTAATCAGGGTTTGATTACACTCTTCTCCTTACCAAGCCCCTGGGAAACCGGGGGTTTTTCAGTCTTAAAATAAAAAGAAAAAGATATGGCTATAGGACCTGCACTATATTTAGGACGTGTTGGTTCCACTGGTACCTCCACAGCCCCACATGCGCATTGGGAAGTATTGAAGGATGGAAAGCGTTTTCCTCTTTCCAAGGCACGTACTGATATTGGACAATATCTTCAATTCCGACTCCCTGGCAGTGAAGACTGGCAAGCTTTATACTCAAAGCAAGCTGACGATTTTGTTTTAAATCCAGCAGCAACACTTACGAGTCCTATGGGGATGCGCGTGCATCCAGTCCATGGTGACCGAAGGATGCATGGCGGAGAGGACTATGGCTTACCCGAGGGAACTCAGTTACGTTTCTTGGGGCAAGGTTCTGTTGCTACCCATGCCAATCGCGGTGGCGCAGGCAATGTTTCTAGCTTGCGCACTGGTCCATATGAGTTGCAAACATTTCATCTAAGTGAATTACCAGATTCATCAACAACACGTGGAAAAAGCTTTGGAGAGGGTACAACAACTGCTTCTGGTGCTGGCATTGACCCCAAGGAGTTCTTGATGGGTTATTTGCTTGGCACTGGTTTTACAGGCAAACAAAAAGAAAACGCAGCTACTTCAATGAAGCGCAATTTAATCGGCCAGCTATTACAACCACCAACTCAGCAGAATCCCCTGGATCTATTAAGGAGCCTACCCAATCCATATCTCAGTTAATTCAGTACATTTATAATGAGAAACATACGGAAGTAGGTTGTGCAACTCAGCGACTTCGATAAGAGTAGAGTCCGTTATCATCTGGGCTACTTCACAGTTTCTGTGCCGGCGGGTGACTTCGCGCGGCTTGAAGAAGCTATGAACACGGTCCCTGATTCGTACTTTTACGATAAGATCGTTATTCAAATCGGCCGCTGCGACACCGCCGAAAAGAAGACTGAGGTTGCCACTTCACCTTCTACTCGCCTTGAAAGTATTGCTGGTGACGTTGATCGTACGATTCGCTCCAGTAATGCCAAAGAGGCACTCAAGGTTTGGGATGAGATCTATCTCTACGAAACCAACCGTTTAGCCGGTATCCTTTACGTACCAAACTACAAGGATCCGTTCCAGGCCAGATATCGTTACGAACGCTCTGGCGCTGAATTCATCCAGAGTCTTCCAGGTCCTGCCGATACGGCTGTGGGATCGCGCATTTATCTAAACCTTAATTGGAGGTAGTTATGCCTAGTTTTGCAGGTGCACGGGAACTTCGTGGTTTACTTGGCTTGGGCCGCAATGTTGTGCAGGGCGCCGGTGTTTTTCTGGGGCCACAGCTTTTTATGCAGGGAAGATCTGGTTCGGCCTTAGATAGAGGGGTTCAGAATCTCCCTGGGATTATCCCTGATCCACGGAACGATACTGGGCGCAACCTGGGACGATCTCTTGTAAACGAGCTCCAGTACATGGGGGGACAACTCGGTCGTGGTTCATTGCCTTACTTAGGTAATGAAATGCGTTACGCGGCAGGACAGCTATCGCAAGGTAATATTCCGTACACAAATGCTTCTTTTGGGGGCACCAAACCATTTGGTGACCAGCGTAATTACGGCCCTGGTTACAAGGAGAAAGAACTTGCCGCTGGTCAAGCAGCTGAAAGCTTTCGGCCAGGTGCTGGCTTCCCTGGTCAGCAAGCAGCCGCAGATCGTGCCTATGAAGCCGAAAAGTCTCGTGTAGCACAGATGACCGCGCAAGATCCTGAACTTCAGCGTTATGAAAAGGCTCGCGCTGCAGCCAAAACACAAGAAGAAATGGATGCTGCACGTGACATTGGTATGCAAATGTGGGCCAAAGCTAATCCCCAACTTGCAGCCAAAGTACGTCCTAGTCAATCCGGATATGACGCCATCCAGGGATCATTGGCTGGCCAAGCAGCTTCTCAAGGCTACGGCTATCAAATGCCTCAGCAGATTATGATGACCCCTCCCCCTGGAGTTAATGCGCCTCAAGGGCTTCCAGCCGTCAGTTCTTTTGGGCCGACTGCAACCTACGGTCAACAAGGTTTGCAAATTGATCCAGAGATGGAAAAGAAATTCCAAGCTCTTCTAAACCAGGTGCAAAAGTGATATTTTTGGCATCGCATAGCGTGTAAGACCAACCAACTGGACGCGAATCTTTGATTCATGGGGGCCAGTGTTGTTGCTTTAGATCCATGATCCTTTGTCCCAATTTTGTTAAACGCCTTGCAGCTACTATCAGCCTGGTTGCAGTAACACAAGCAGTCTTTACTCCTGGTCTCAAGGCAAGTTCAAATTGGGTAGGAGCATAAAACCATGGCAGATCGTTCTTTCTACGAAAAGTTTCGGCAGACCCCAGAAGCACAAGGTTTGCTTCGTATGCTGCGCTTTGCAGAGGGAACGGAGCGTGGTGGCCCTGACTCTTATCGCGTCATGTTTGGTGGCTCGTTAGCACCAGACCTGAAGCGGCATCCAGACAAGGTGATGAAAGGGAGGAGTACCGCAGCAGGTGCTTATCAATTCCTGACTCCAACCTGGCAGGCACAACAGAAGAAGTTAGGACTCGGATCCTTCGGTCCCGTTGAACAAGATATTGCTGCTCTTGATCTAGCTCGTCAGCGAACCATGGGCCTTGGCGGCCTTTCTTATTTACAAAAGAAAGGTCTGACACCAGAGTTTGTCGCTGCCTTGGCACCAGAGTGGGCATCATTACCTACAAGAGAAGGTAAAAGCTATTACGGCCAGCCGGTCAAAAGTTATTCGGAGCTTCAGAAAACTTACCAGCAGGGTTTGCAACCTTTATCGGGTGATCAAGCTCAGGGCGAGTCAAAGGGACAAGATATGTCTTCTTCTGGTTTGTTCCAGGGGTTTATGTCTGCTCTACTTGGCGCCCAACAAAAACAACCAACGACAAAAGATCTGCTGAAGCAAGAACTTATGTCGCAACTCCTGCGACCACCCACTGCATCTATTAATCCTTTTCAATTGCTTCTTAATAACCCATACGGTTAAAACACGTTAGAATTAACGAATCAGTAAAAGCGCAGTAGAACATTGTCGGCAACTAGCAGCAACAAGCAACCGTTGTTTATTGATCGGCCGTTATTTGATTCGGTACGAGTAACAACTCAGACTGTTGGCAGCTCTACTGCTAACACACTCTTTGTGCAAGGCGGCCAGGCTCCATCGATCCTTGTGGATATGGACGCTGCCTTGCAAGAGGATAACAACAGTGGAGGCGTCGTTGATTCGATTACCATCACACGTAATGATTTTTACCGTGGCGTTGATTACACCGTTAATACCACAACTTCTGGTGATGTCATTTCTCTGGTAAGCGGCCAGGTTGTGTTTGTGGAAAACACCGGAGTTGTTGGTACGGCGCCTGCCAGTGGTTACGGCTACTACACATACACTGGCGGTACTACACTAACGGGCGTTAATACAGCGCTTTTATACTCTGGCGGCACTGCGACCGGATTTTTGTACAACGGTGTGGCCTATGGGTATCAACCAGAAGTAACCTTTGTCTTTTATCACACGCGCAATACAACCGTACCGATTCCTGCTTCAGGTGATTACCGTGTGCTGTTTGCCAAAACAGTCCCTGCTAACAGCGGTACTGTTGACTGCTCTGACCTGATGCCGCAACTGGCTTCTCCCGTGGCGCAAGCAGGCAATACCAATGGTTTAGGACCCACGGCACCACTGCGCAATAAAGGCATCTACCTGGAGCGTGGAGACCGCATTTACGTCGGCGTGTTCCCGGATGGACCCAATGCTTCTGGTTACGTGCCAGGTGCTCACATCATTGCTCAAGGCGGTTTCTTCTGATTATGGCCAAGAAGAGTGGAAGCTCTTTTGGTAATTTTAATCAATCAGAAGTAGCTGCACCTAATGGCGTAAAGCCTATAAGCACAGAGTTTTCTCGCGGCTCCGTTCCAGATTCTCTTTACACTATTAACAGAGAGTCTGCTTGGTCCCGTTGGAGAAGGGGCTATGAGCTTGCCACTGCCTCTAGCTACAACAATGATTACAGCTATGAATTCAGTTATCAAATACCTAATGCAACAACAAGCGGAAACCCAACGCCTGTAGTATCAGGTGCTTTTGTCGGCTATCCAACAACAAGCAAAGAGCTTGGAATGCACTGGGCAATTTGGCGTTACGCAGGCTCTGTGCGCTGTGATCAACTCACGGATCCAGTAAGCTCTCAAAAACTTTTTATTGAATCAGTCACCGAAGACAGTAACTACTGGTATGTAAAATTAGCAGGAACCTGGAGCGCGACCAACCCACTTCCTCCGCCTTTTTTTATTTCAGTTTCAGGACAGCCAAACGGAACCAAACCAGCTAATACGGAAATTTTTGAAGATCGAATAATTACTGTTGATGGCGAGATTATTGATAAAGACACTATTAATCCGGAAACTCAAAAAAGATATGGCTACGTTCAGGCGGTTGTAGTGGCCATAGATCAAAACACAGGAGTGCTGACTTTTAAGAAGGCAGGTTCAGTGCAGGTCACTCCCGACTCCGTTTTCGTCACCCCTTCTCCTGTTGGTTTTACGCCTGGAAGGTATTTGATCACTGGATCTAGGTACTGTTGTACTTGCCAAGATTTTACGCGCCGGGATTATTCCTTCTTATCGGGAATGACGGCCAGCAATAACAAGCAGTTTCCTCGTACAGGATTGGCAAATATAAAACCAGGTAGGTTTGAGCTAACAAAACGTGATGGGATCCTTGACAATCGGGCAATGACACCTAGGGATCAAAACAGATCCCTTGAGGTTATCTCTCCTGATGGTTTTGGTCTTGACTATGAGGTTACAGATTCAGCCGCAACTGGCTTTAACGTAGCAAGAGACAACCCTGGGGTTTATCGAGAGTTTGGCTCGACGTATACCAGGGGTACGTCTGATATTGCGGTCGCAGGCTCTCGTTCAGAAGGCATGCCAACATACAATGATTACACATCTGTTACACAGACCACGGACAAAGACTCGATTGAGCAGATTACTATTACGGCTGTCGACGATAGTTGGACGCCTCTGCTGGATGAACTGCGTTACTGCAAACATATCTATGCCTTGAAATTTAGAGACAATGTTTTTCCTCCTGAGCCATCCGATTTTCCGGTTGGAATAGGAAGCATGGCAGCCTGGGAACAGGCCTTGGTTGCAAAATCCGAAAAAGAACAAGAGAGTTTACGTGAGTTTAGACAGACAAAAAATGCGCTTGCAAAGATGGATGTACCTCCTTACAATTGCCAATCACCAATGATTTTTCCAATGCTTCAACGTCTGTTCAACTTTGCTACAGACCGCATTGAGATTCAAAACTTTACGATGTTTGATAAAAACGGCATCCCCTATAGCCCATAAAAAAGCAGCCCTTGCGCAAGGACTGCTCCCCTCGTCCATAGTGACCGGTTCTCAGGCGGCCACAGGCATCATACCTTGTTTTGTCAGTGCTTTCCGTACTGCTGTTACATTCCATCGATAGCTATCCCTGGAACGCGTCTCAGGGAATGCGGCATAATGGGGGCCAAGCTTTAGCGTACCGTCGTCGCGGTACTTAAAGAGTGTCTTCTTGTCAATGCCCAAGAGTTCTTCGAGTTTTTGGGCAGATACCCAACCGGGGTGTTTGGCCATGAAGCTGGCAGTAGCTACTTATACACAGTACACAAAACAAATCGTATGTCAAGATTTGTCAGCATTTCTTTATCTCTTTGGTTTGTCCAGCAACTGTTTGGAGAATTTAGAATGAGTTAACGGCAATTGAAAAGCATGTTTTGCAGCCAGCACGAGCCCCTTGCCCTGCTAGTTGAATTAACACCAAAACTTGCTAAAAAACGATTCAGAGAAAGCATATACCAAACCTGGGATTATCAATGTGGTTATTGCGGTGAAAAGGCAACAAGCCTTGATCATATTATTCCACGGTTTAAATCTGGCTGCTCTAATCGGCATAACCTCATTCCCGCATGTAAGAGATGCAATGCAAATAAAGGCTCCAGTGAAATGGAAGCCTGGTACTTAAAACAAAGTTTCTTTAGTCAAGAAAACCTAGATAGAATAAAAGCTTGGATGGAGCCCGGCAGTTTTAACGTAATTGAACTCTACAGGGACAAAGAAGCGTCATGATTCGATTTGAAGTGCAGAATGGAAATCTTGTTCCCATCGAGGAACAAGGTAACTCAACACAAAACTATATTGCCAAAGAGATTGCCAATAGGCTTAATGGTGTTTCTACTGGCGTAACAGATTACAAGTCTTTAATGAAAGCCTTGGATGAGCAGTTGTCCAAAGGTAATTATTACTACAAAGATTACGTTGATGACCAAACAATTAAAGAGATTGAAGATTTTTATGTGAAAGCAGCCGGAATCAAACCTTGGGATTCAAGCAAGCAAGGCGCTGATATCACCAAGTTTGACTCAAAATTTTATTCTGGTCTGGTGCCAGATAAAGTACAAAGCTGGAAGGACGCATCAAAAAGTGTTTCTTTCGGCGGCAAAAAAATTCCTGACGTAGATATTACGCGTACGTACACAACATTAGACGATTATCTTCACTCAGACTATACTTTTGTTGGCGCGCCAAGTGGACTACCTGGTACTAAAAGAGAATTTGATACGTACACAGAAACGCTGAGAGCTCCGACAAATCAAGAACAACAAATTTTAAGAGAAACAATTTTAGGTAAAACGGCAGACAAGCCTGAGTCATTGGCCGAGTTGGCCACACAAGATTTTGTTGACAAGCAAGGTGAGCGGGCGTTTGGCGCTTTAACGACTGATGTTTTAAAACAAACACTAGACGAATATAAACGTGCAATTAAACAAGAGCAGATGGCAGACATCCTCCAGGGGATGGGGATGCCTAATGTCACTGACTTTAAGTCCGATATCAAGAATGCAATCCTTGGTGATCTTGGCGGTGGTGGTTTCCTTAGCCTAAGTAAAGACTCCAAATTTGGTAAAGGACTCTCCGAAAGCCTTGACAAGAGTCTTGGCATGGGCTCTTCTGTCTCTTATAACTGGCAGAAGTGGTTTGATGAAACCCTGGCAGAACGATACAAAAACATGAGTGAAATTGCGGATCCGAAAGATGCGCAAAAAACATATGCACTTGAACAAGAATTTGTTAATGATTTTGTCAATGATTACTTGAAGCCTCGCTTTGACACATCTAAGTCAATTACTGAATTCATCAGTTATATGGATGTAAAAGAAGATGAGCAAAACGTTCTTCAGACACAGTTGGTTTCTAGTGCTTTAAAAGACTTTGCCAATAAACAAGCACAGACGTATATCGATGGCTTACGTACAGCATCCACAACGAAAGAGTTTGATCCTAAATTTTATTGGAACCCCGAACTAATTTCTGGTACAGATGTAACTTCCAAGCAAAGCCTTTACCAACAACAGAAGGAAAATGTGCAATCAGCTTGGGATGCACGCGAATCAGACCAAGCAGTAACCGATGGTAAAACATGGAACCAATTAGCATATGAATATGGAGTTGATTTAAACAATAAGGATGATTTTGCTCGGCTGCACTATCAAGTTCTTGGGAAAAACAAAGGATATGACCCTGTTGCAGACACCTATACACGACAAGACTTAGCTGATTTTATTCAGAATGATCTAGCCAAAGCATTGGAAAGTGAGAAGGCGTCCTTTGGCAACCCAATTTTTGCTGAGTTTGTATCTGCTGAATCCAAGGCAGCAGAGCTTGTTGACAAGATGAATGTTGCTGGTTTATCTCCTGAGCTTCAAGATAGACTTAAAGGACTTGGCATGAGTACCAAGGATAATCCAGTTGACCAGATCAAAGAAGCCTTGACTCAAATTTTGAGCACTGATCCGGCGGCTGAGATGCGAGAACGTATCCGTCAGCTCAATGAACAACGCATTAAACCAACACAGAAAGAACTTGGGTACGGATATATCCAGCGTGATACAGACGAGGAAATTACACCGCCCGCTGGCGGAAGCGCACTGTTTAACGTCTTTAAGAAAGCTGGTTATGGCGGAACGGAATCAGAATTCTATACAGAGTTTTTTCCTGATGCAACAGAAGAAGATAAGAGTTTAAGTGCAGCTGATGTTGGAAAAGCTTCCACAAAAGAAGGTGCTATGAGCCTCTTGGGCTTTAGTATGCCAGATATGTCAGATCCTTTTGCAGCCATTGGGTCACTGGGTTCAATGCTTGATACAGACGACACAAGCAAAGCAGAGACTTATACACCCAAGCGTTCTACTTACTTTAAGTATTTTGAAGATGAAGAAGATGAAGGTGCGCCTTCCTATTTTAATATGGGTACAGGAAGTAGCTTTGGATCGTTGCTTGGCTCTATCTGATGTCTGATAAACGCAAGAAAGCAGCTAAGGCTGCCAAAATACATAAAGATTCGATGGAGTGTAACAAACCCCGCAAGACACCTGGCCATCCGACCAAAAGCCACGTCGTCAAGGCTTGCGAGGGGGGTGAGGAAAGGATCATTCGCTTTGGCCAACAAGGCGTGAAGGGCGCTGGCAAAAACCCAACATCAGCCAAGGATAAAGCACGGAAGAAATCCTACTACGCTCGGCATAACGCACAAGATCCAAATCCCGATAAGATGTCAGCTCGATACTGGAGCCATCGCGTAAAGTGGTAAAATTATGAAATTAGCAGGCAAGTATGCAACTGGCTATACACCAAATGTATTTCCAGATCAAAATACAATGCAGCGTTTGGCCACAGAGGTTTCTGATCCTGGGCTTAGAAGTGCACTCTTAGATTTTCAATACCCTTTTTCAACCGCAGATGTTGCGTCGTCAAATTACTCTCCTGAAGTAAAGGCGGCAATTATGCAGGCTGCACGAACGGGTTCTATCGACTAAGATAACCTTGTCTTACTCCACTGGCAATGGCAAAACCAAAGTCCACCGCACTCCAAATTGAGTCCAAGCCTAAGAAGACAAATCAAGGAGACGGCAAACACTCACGTCCTAACCACGGACGTAAGTTAAGTCGTGGTCAAGGCAAATAAAAAGTATGTATGATTGGGAGTAATAATAGTTACTCCTATGTCGGATCTTTCGCACGCAATTAACCTCATTCGTAAATACGAAGGGTTTAGCGAAAAGGCATATCCAGATCCGTGCTCAGGTGGAGAACCATACACCATCGGGTTTGGAACTCAGTTTTATCCCGATGGTTCTCCCGTCAGACAAGGCCAGTATTGCAGCCAAGAAAAAGCACTGGAATACTTATTTCATGAAGTCAATATCATCGAAGCGCAACTGTTAAAACTCAACCTCGGCCTTGATGATCACATGCGTCAAGCCTTGGTATCCTTCATTCATTCCATCGGGTGGGAACCTTTTCTTTACAGTCGTATCATCGACTGCTTAGAAGTAGAAGATTTCTCGGGTGCCACTGATGAAATTGGCAGGTGGATCTTTAACGAAGATCACAAGGTCATTGGTGGTCTCTTGGACCGCCGCAGGGAAGAAATGAATTTGTTCCTCCAAGAAGTGGATGCCAACCCCTGGGCCTCGACAGAAATCCTTCTCACTGCATTCCGCAACTACACCGCTGCTCCCCACGAGGTACGTGCTATCCGTGCCCTGGAAGAACGCGTTAGTCCTTACACCCTTTCAGAATTTGCCAATAACTTCAGGATTGACGACGATCCCTTCCCGGATTTTGAGCTGGATGACGTCGATAGTGAATTTGAACGCTACGATTAGAATAGCTGCAACGAGCAAATGCAAAGTGGAATGGAGCGTTCTGTAGAGCCACAGGAATTTGAACTGCCTCTTGAGCTGCAATTTGCAATGCGTAAAGCAGAGCTGCAGTCAGAAGAGATGACCTGGGAACAACTCCGTTTTGCTTTGCTTAATCTGTTCCATCAACGCATGATGGAATGGGAGGCAATCAAAGCAATCATGGCGTCCGAAAACATTGAAGTGGATTGGGACTATCCAACGGATCTGGAACTGGCCGAACTCGCCGCCGCCTGTGGTTATGACGACGAGGACGATGACGACGATCTTCAGCCGTTCTGAAGTGTTTCATCCAGTTGAATAAGACGATCCAGGTAGAACTGTGCCTTCTTCAGTGATTCTGTCCCGCCTTTATGGCGCTCACGCCACACGTACTTGGCGATATTACCCTTTAGATAGCCTCGGTACTCTTCTACGGTCAGCTGCGCGTCGATGGCTTCGATACATTCGATTCCGCCATCAGTGTAATGAGACGGATGATTGACGACATCTTCCTGGATCACCGGAGGCTCTTCTTTGGTGGCCCAGGGAACAGGGCATACGCCACCAGGGCACTCCATTGCGTCAACAACAGTACTTACCGGCTCAAGCCCCTCCGCTTTGCTGAAAGCATCAGTTCTTCCTCGTCCGGTTCCTCCAGCTCCAGGACCAGTGCTTTCGGTTTCGGAGAGGCTCCCATTGCTAAGCCCTCCTCCATCGATGGGATTAAACCAGTCGTTCCGGGCCGTGCCCCCTCGAGATTCAATGGATTCCTTTCTAGTCCCTGCTCGCATGCGACTAAACCACGATTGTACATGTCATACAATGGTACGTCATTTTCCTCATTGGCGAGAGGTTGACCGAAATCTTCTTCACTAAGACAACGGCACTTTAATTCATCCTGCACGAACGAATCTAAAAATCCGGCAGCGGAATGCATCACGGGTTTAATCGATTTACTGTTCCTATAATTCTATTATGGCTAACAGATTTAGACCTACTTACGATCCAGGTGTTGACTCTGGTACCTCTGGAGCTGAGGTATCAGATCTCAACCCGGAACAGGCGTACGACACAGACATGCGTCGTTTGTCAGAAGACTCTCGTGGATCAGCTGAATCCGTAAACAGGGATCAAAATCGTGTTGCCAAATTTATGCGTGCAGCTAGATCCGCTGGCGAATACAAAAAACGAAACTTAGTCCGTGAGCCGACCAGTGCTACGTCTGGTGATTCAGGTGGGCGTGCGGGATCTGTTGGTTACGCTCGCAAACCCACCTTACAGGCCGGTAAACCGTTTGGTTAAACCTGAGAGAACACCACGTTGTTTGGTTGGTCTTGGTACTTACCCTTCCGATCTTGGTACGTGGTATGGCAAGGGTTACCACGATAGAACAGCAGTTGCGTGATCCCTTCATTCGCATAGATACGATTGAAGAGGGCAGTGCAATTACTAATCTCTAGCGTTAGGTAACCTTCCCAACCGCTTTCAGCAGGCGTGATATTCACAAGGATGCCAGAACGCGCATAAGTAGATTTACCTACCGCCACAACAGTAACATCACGAGGAAGTTTTAGACGCTCTTGCGCAACACCAAGACAATAGCCATACGGAGGAAGCAGGAAGTACTGACCACGTTCGTCCTCCAAGAGATCAGCGGGCTTGAGAATGGCAGGATCAAAGTCTTTTGGATCACAATCCCCAGCTTGCACCTTACCAAAAATTAAGCATTGCTTGGGAGACAGCCGGATATCATAACCGTATGAGCTAAGGCCATAACTAAGAAGTTTGCGATCATTTTCTTTGTTGACCAGGTGATCAACAAAAGGTGAAATCATCTCTTCTTCTTCCGCAAGTTGCTTGATCTCCCAATCGGCTAGGACGCTCATAAATCCTCTTAATCGTCCTTTAGTATACCGAGATTACAAGAGAAGATGCCCACGTTCTTCATAGATTTTTTGAAAATGCTCCACAGCATCTCCAGCAGAATCCTGGGGTGGAAAGTAGACAACAAAAGAAGTGCACGTTTGTTTTTTCTTAATCTCACCGCCCTCGTGACTTAACAGTGTGGGGACAGTTTTAAGAATGCACATTGGGAACTTAAAGATCTTAGGCTCATAACGAATCATGTCAGGACAGTTGCTGAAATACAGCCCCTGCTTAATTTCATTTGCTAGCCACGCATGGTACATCCGTCTAAACCATACGGCATGAGACGATCTCAAACTTGGTGACGATGCCCTTGTCATCTTCCACCGTTGGTTCTCTTTATCCCAGTAGTACGCACCCGATGGTGGGAACAAGTAGCAGCTTCCGTACCACTGTTGGCAATTCAACCCATCATCCTGTGGGCTGTAAAACTCATTCGCTTGGACGTACTCATTAGCAACCTTTGAGCTAGCCACATCAAGATCAATGCCACCCAATAGCTCATTAGCTGCTAGCACAAGGTCTTGATTAGTGATATACTCCCTGCCTTCAATACGAGATGAATTACCACGAATGACGCGATTATCTACTTTGTTTTCAAGGTCTTCCGTCATGCCGCCTCCTTGTTGTAATCAATTTCTATGAAACGGATTCCATCATCATCGTTGATGATGTAACCTGCCTTTTCCGTTGGATCAATTTTTTGTGCAGCCTGGAGAATACGACGGAATGTTTCCGCTAAATCTCCGTCATTATTACGTTCACAATCTTCTTGTGCAGTATGGATTTCTTTTAGTGTCCAAAAGAACATTGACCTCTCTTTGTTTTTGGGCTGGAACACCATGACACCTGGGCCTTCAACCTCCCACATCTTGCAGTACTGCTCACCCATGTCACCAAGAATTAACTTTATGGTGGCATCAAGCATCTTTGCTTTCGTTTCGTCCATCTCTGGACCAATCACAGAAGCAATCAGTTTTTCACGTCGATTCATTCTTAAGCAATCCTTGGCGGTGTAAAGATTCCAGCAGCTTTGGCGTTGGTTTGTACATGACTACCAACTTGCCAAGTACGCCGCGTTTCTTGATGAGTTTGCCATCTTCATCTCGTACTTTATCAAATTCTCCAGACCGAATTAGATATTCGGCTACACATCGCAACCGCCGCTTAAGAGGCAACTCTGCTGATGGAAACTTGCCACAGATCGTATCTGGTTCCAGGTTACGGAAAGCAAGACGTAATCTATTGGCCAGCGTCATGCCAGAGTTGGTGTCTTCTTCTTCGTAGTTTTTTAAATTTTCTAGATAGCGGCGCAGGCACCCGTCATCGAAAGAACCACTTGGCGGTAAGAAGTCAAACACCTGGTTCGCTAATGATTCTGGCAACAGCTCATCATAGTTCTCAATCGTTACTGAACTAATATCAATTCCCTGGAAGCGATGAGCCATTATTCCAAAATTTCCTTTTGCGTCTTATATAAGTCATAGCGGCTGCGGATATTTTTGATTTCAATGTCCGTATTGCGTGCAAAGGAATGGATTAGTCGCGTCCAGGGGATGCGGATAACAGCCTTGCGGTTGACATCTGGAGAGACGTTGACATAGTGAATACCTTCTACCCAGCCTTTTTCAGGATCTTTCCTGCCAATTGCCATCCAATTGCGGATGGTTTGATCTGAGACACCTAAACGCCTTCCGCATTCTTCTGTTGAGATGTACTCATCAGCAAGAGACTCAGGGTTCGTCAGGTCTGTATCACCATTTTTGTAGCGGCTGTGCCACATAGAGCTAAGGATATTCTTGATTCCTCTTAGCTCATACGCAATGTCTTCAAGACTTTTACGTAATCCGTACTGCATAACGTCACACCGTTTGTTTAGATGCTAATCTGTAAGCAAAACTTTTGTGACCATGGAAGAACAAATCCCGCCGAGCCAGGCTCCTGTAGCTCAGCAGCCGCCCCAGCAGATCTCCTTAGAAGGTCAGATCACACCCGAGCAGTTGGCTGAGTTGAAAGCACGTGCCAGGCAAGTAGCAATCCAACAAGCCGTTGCGCAACAACAGCAAATCCCTCAGCCGCAACCACAAGTTATTTATGTGCGACGTAATTTGACCGTTGCCGAAGTGTTGCTTGTACTACTGCTTTCCTGCGGAATTGTTACAGGAGTTCAATGGTCTTGGAACATGGTAACAAATTTCTTGCCGCGTGTCGAGATTAGGATGCGCTAAGGAAAGCTAGAATAACAACAAGGTAGAAATAAAGGGTTAGGGTCATCGCTAACAGACGTATTTCAGAATTCCCTGCCATTAACGGCACGGATATTGATGAACAGGATCTACTGACGCTGGTCCACGTTTTTGAGGTGGACCCTACCCTGCGCAACAAAAAAATTACCTTTACGCAGTTTAGGGCATATTTAGATCAGTATTACGCCAACATTACAGGCGAAACGATTACAGGCAACGTAACAATTGCAGGTAATCTCACAGTTACAGGCACCAGTAACTTTACAAGCATCACTGGAACTAGCCTGGCAACCTTTAGTGGTGTTGTTGTACAAAATAATTTAACAACCAGTGGTACCGTCAGTGGTGCAGTAATTACCGGAAATACCGCACAATTTACAAACCTTACCGCTGTCAGTGGTACATTCACGGATCGAATCTCTGGCGCCACCGTTACTGGTGATACTTTCCAGGGGGGAGCCATCTCTGGCGTATCTGGTGTATTTACCAGTTACTTAAGTGGTGCAACTGTTACCGGAAATACTGGTCTGTTTACAGATGTGACCGGGAGCATTTTGCACATCACCACACCATCTGGCGCAACCCCCGCTATTGTTTGCTCTGGTGTTGTTTCCGGTAGTACAGCGGGTTTTGTAATTCAAGGACCGCTTGTAATCTTGCCTTAATCACTCCGGCTAAAATAAAAAAAAGTAACAAAAAACATGGCTTACGGCATTGTCAAGGTCGATCAAATTACCTTTACTAACGGTGGTGCTGATCAAACCATTAGTGTTTCTGGTATTGTTCAATCAATTTCTGGAAATATTACTGCCACTGGTACGATTCAAGGCGCCGCAATTATCGGCACGAGTACGGTCTCTGGTGCAACCGTGACAGGTAATGCAGGTGTCTTCACAACTGTCACTGGCGGTTCTGCGGGGTTCACGACAGTAACCGGAACAACTGTCACTGGTACCACCGCAAACTTTGCAACTCTTTCCGGCACAACGATTACCGGATCGGTTGGTAATTTTGGTTCTGGCTCTGCAGCCGCGCCATCTGTTTCTGTTGGCACCACAGATAACGGCATTTATTCACCCGGCACAGACCAAGTAGCGATCTCGACTAATGGCGTTGGGCGTCTCTCAATCGACGCTAATGGCAATGTGGCTGTAGACACGAATACGCTCTACGTTGATGCTAACAATAACAGAGTAGGGGTCGGCACTACGAGCCCTGACGTGCTGTTTGCGGTCAAAAGTCCAGGCTCAAGCGCAGAAACTGTAACCGAGTTTGGTAATTCTTTAATTAGTAACGGTCTGCAGATTCTTACCAATGGAAATCTCGACTGGGGCTTAAATGCGCGGAACTCACGGAATCTTACGTTTAGCACTAACCAACTCGAACGCGGCCGCATCACTTCAGGCGGCAACGTCGGGATCGGAACAACAAGCCCTGATTATCTTCTTGATTGCCAAAAAACTGGCTCACAACTGATTAGGAGTCGAACGAATGACACAGGCTCGGGAGCGAGTACTGGCGGATTTCTTGGAGAATACCTTGGAGGAGGTGGTGGGACAAATACGCAAATCAGCATAGCTGCTGGTAATAATTATGGCTTTTTATCCACACTTACCAATGCCGCGCTGTTTATTGGGACAAATAGTACGGAGAAATTAAGAATTGACACGTCTGGGCGAGTATTGATAGGCACAAGCAGCAATAGTGGCGGCGCATTGCTTCAAGTGAACGACAATCGTATTAGGATCGCAACTGCAAAAACTCCTGCATCCGCGACAGACACTGGAACCACTGGCGAGATCTGCTGGGACGCCAATTACGTCTACGTTTGCACCGCTACCAACACTTGGAAGCGCTCTGCGTTGTCTACTTGGTAACCAAGGAAGTTTCCTTCTCTAGTCACCTTAAGAAAAAAGCCCCTGCTTTAGGGGCTTTCTTTTATTTGATTAGTGATTGAAGGGCTGACATTAACCAATTTTTTTGATAGCTTTTTACTTTTCGTGGCGCACCATCTACGTATTGAATACGTGTTGGAGGCTCTTGTTTAAATTCTTCACGATATTTACTGGCAACCAATTTACCAACGTGTGAAGATTCTTTGCGTGGTAACCGTTTTTGAAACAGCTCTAGGTATGCATCGCTGATTGTAATTTCTTCATCCCCTGGCGGCAAAAGAAAATCAGAATTAACGCGCATTGCGTTATTCCTTGCTAAATCAGCAAACAAGATGCGATCGCGATCATCAAAAGACTCAAGTTCTTTTAAGAAACCAACCGACTCTTTGAGAAGGTTTAATACATCTGTACCAGAGATTACTGGTTGCGATACAGGCGCTTTAGGTTGTGTGCTTTCGGATTGCTCAAGGAACCATCCGTCCATCCACACGGCAAACGGTGCGCTGATCCAGCGGGCAAGGTCAATCGCTACTTGTGGATGGATAAAAGTGCCACCGTTACGGCCTTCGATTGACTGGTACAAAGAAACTACCGGAATCCCCGTTAGTTCAGAAAGCGCATCCAAATAACGCTGGCACCGCTCTGACTCTCGATAATCAGACCACCGTTTGCCATTGGCTTTGCACATTGCAGTCGCATTGACGTACCCATCCCTGGTACGACGACTGATGGGCGTGTCATTCCATGTGCGGACGACAAGAGTGTCCGAAGGTGTTAAGCTATCCATAAGGTGTTTTAAGAGGAGCGGGGTGCAACCGCTCCTTTTTATTGTACGTGCTTGCGAGACCGTTTGGACGAAAAAACTGCTACACTACTGGGTTTAGGAAAAACTTACTTGATAGAATAAGAAAAAATATTTTGTTATGGCTACCGCTACTTGGTCTATTGCAAACCTGGAACGTAAACTTCCCGATGGTGATACACCGCCTGATGGACAGGTTTACACTGCGCATTGGACTGTAAACCTTGAAGATCAAGGGGAATCTGCCGGTGCTTACGGCTCTGTAGGGTTCGGTGATCCAGACCCTGGTAACTACACACCTTTCGATCAGCTTACCCAAGACCAGGTTATTGGCTGGGTAAAAGCTGCCCTTGGCGATGAGCAAGTTGCATCTATTGAAGCAGCACTTGCAAAGCAAATCCAGCAAGAATTAAACCCAACTTCCGCAGCTGGAGTTCCTTGGTGAATTTTGCTATACTTTGTGAAAACAATTGTTTGATATGGTCTGTACTAAAGCCAGCTTGTTTCTGCTATCAATTCCTTTGGTTCTGCACGTACCACTGGTGACGGTAACCTGATTGCTTTTTTTGCTAGCCTTATCGGTCAACTGATCGATACTCTTGAGTTTGCGCCAGAGGAAGAGGCCGTGGAAGAAACTAAAGTGAAAGAAGCCGTACCTGCTTGATTTGTTGACCTGATCTAGAGTATTTATATTGCTCTAGGTCGATATGTCAATCAAACTCACAGACGCCGCAAGGTTTTTTAATGAAGAACAGCATCAAATTGATGCGTTGGAATGGCTTCAGGACCAGCTCACTGCTGATGTCTTGGAGCTTTTTGCTGAGAAATATCGAAACAAACCAAAGCCTACTCCAATTATAGATAACACTTGGGACGGTGTTCTTGCTGCAGCTAAAACAGCTGGAGCTAAATGGCCTGAATGTGTTGCTGCACAGTGGGCGCTGGAATCAGGCTGGGGTCAACACACATCTGGTAAAAACAATTACTTTGGACTTAAGGGATCTGGCTCTACAGTCAGCACCCAAGAATTCATCAACGGTCAATGGGTCACAATCAAGGCTGGATTCCTTGATTTTCCTGATTTACAAACTTGTGTTTGTTACCTTGTTGATCGCTGGTATAAAGACTTTGGTCGTTTCCAAGGTGTTAATCGGGCAGAAAGCAGGAACGAATGCGCTCGACTTTTGGTCAAGGAGTCCTACGCCACAGATCCTGACTATGCGACAAAATTAATTCAGATCATGGATCGTCAGCTCCAAAATATTGGAGAGAAAGAAGATTCCAACCCACACAACAATAACTTCAACCCCTGGAGTCCATTCACATACAAAATCACACCTAATATCACCTACGGTGAGATTTGTTTAAATCAAGAAGGTCGTCGATTTACTAAACAGTATCAATGCGATACAGCAAAAGAATTATGCTTATTTTTGGAAAAAGTCCGTAAACAATTTGAGAACAAGCCGTTAATTATCACTAGCGGTTCACGTCCAGAACCCATCAATTCCGGAGTCGGTGGCGCTAAAAACAGTGAACATACTTACAACACACCATCTAAAGGTGCGATTGATTTTTATATTCAAGGGGCAGACATCTATGCCGTGCAGGATTGGTGTGATAAACAATGGAAATTTAGCCTAGGATACGGTGCGCCCAAGGGATTCGTGCATGTCGGAATGCGAGAAGGGAAGCCGTTCCTGCGTTGGGACTACTGAAGTGAAAAAATACAAGGAGCCGCAGATTCGCGTTAACATCTGCTGGCAAATTGGCAACGATAAAAAATGCGTGACTTTACCTAAAGAGCACGCATATGAAACTAAAGATTGGGTTGAAGAACAGGGCGGCTGCGTGTTCTGGTTTCAAGCTTTAGATAACTAATCAGCGCTCCTTGGCACGACCCACAACTAATGCAAGGGTTTCAATGAGCTTGTACAGCTTGCCGACCAGCTTGTCATCATGGGGCGTGGGCGTGATTGAAACAATGATTGAGGCTACGGCGTGAATGGCAAGTGCTAATTCGATGTACTTGTTAAAGTCCATGGTTATCTCCTATTTCTTTTATTGTACGTTCACTACACATCGTAGATTAAACACTCAGGTGCTGACGGATTATTTGTGCAGTACAAAAGCCATGCAGCAGAAGGGCTTAAGTAAAAACGCTTGGGTTTTTGCTTCTTGAAAAGATTTTTAAGAATGTTGATCATGGCCTGTTGACTAACGGAACGAAGATCTCAGGGAAGCGGTCAGTTTCTTGGTGTTCTCTGCTCCATGCATTCTGCCATTCGGACAAGGAATGATCATGGATTGTGTCGTAATACGCATTGTCACCTACTTCAAGGATAATCTTAAAGTCATCAAAAGTTGTTGATGGGATTCGCTCACCAATATACCAAGTTGAACCAGTTGAAACTGTAAGCGTTGCACCAGGATTGATTGTACAACTAGTTTCCGTAAAGGCATTAGCTCCTACTGGAATAGCAGTATCAATAGCTATGGGACTTAAAAGGTTTGACGCATCAATTTCAGTTTCTTGTAAACAGACAGAACCATTGGTATCTTCTAGCTCGAAAAAAGCCTCGTTTACTGGAAACTCGATGACAACACCTAGGTTGTACTCTAGGGTCTCGTTGCGAGTCGATGAAACACAGATGAGATAACTTCCTGCCGCCAGGGGATAATACCTATCATCACCACGATCAAGACGTAAACGTTCGTAGGTATTGTATAGATCAGATTGTGTATTCATTACCGTATCTAAATACGGAATGTACACGTCTCCATTGGAATCGATATGGATAGAATCTGCATCAAATACAGGATTTCCCTGGATAGGAATTTTGTTTAGGTCATATGCAGATACTTGAATGTACTGTGGACGCGGCGGACCTTTCGTAAGAATAATCCAACCAGGAGACGCCAGATTTACCTGGAACCAGTGATTAAAAGTGCCTCCGCCAATACCGCCGTTAGATGTTTGACTTGTATCGGCACGACCAATAGGTTTCCACTGCGCACCCAAGGTTCCATGGAGGTACCGCAGAGCAGTTTGGTTGAACGTGCCGATGACTAAAGGATTATTCTGAGTTCTTTGTGGCTGAGTTACTGAGTTCCTGGGCATATGAACTGTAATACAACTCCTGTTCTTCATCATAATCCGGGGTGTTTTTGTTCACCAGCGGATGTTGAATAGTGCTTTTGTACTGCCGCTCGACGAGTGGTTCAGGAGTTCCGGCAAGAAAACGTTGCGCTTGTTCCATTGCCTTAACAGGATCGAACTCTGGCTCAAACGGATAGATGGTCTGCGGCGGAAACATTCGATTCCAACTTGAGACTAAGTGGAGAGGGTTAAGACAGTTTTTATTTTTACACGTGCGTGTGACAAATAACTTACCAACGTCCCCCCAGGCGCATTGGTAGATAATTTTGTGGACACTGACATTGCTGTTGTACTTGGCATCAAACCCTGTGACATAAGAGGGAAAACGCATGCGTTTATTGCCGAGCCATGGCACCTCCCAGCACTCATCCCAGTCGCCAACAGGGATTTGTTTCCAAAGCTCCAGAAGTCTTGACTTGTAGTTTTTATTGAGGTAGTTGACGTCAAAACCACAGTTGTTGCTTTGGATCTTACGGACGCACTCATAACACCAGTGGTCTTCTAGATGCCGGATGCGATGGCCGTGCTGGCAGTAGAAGCCACGATAGTAACCGTGTGTCCTGAGTTCTTCGTCTGGCATTTCATGGATGGCATCAATAACCGGGATTAAGGTAAAAGATTTTGCAAGCTGCAGCAGTTTAGATGCGTTGGTAAGGGAGTTTGCCATTGATCAGGCCTCTGGGTTGCAATTGCGTTGAACAAAGCTATAAATCATGTCCGGATCGCGGTGCACAAGCTGACCTTCTTCGTTACGGACACGACGCCTGTACTTGGGTGCTGGACGCGTCCTACGTCGATACAGGGTCAGTTCCAGGCGGTTGTCACGTTCCCTGTTGCGTTTGTCGTGAAGGACATCTGCATCCCCTGGATCCTCGCCAGTACGTAAGTAGTACACGACCCGGTGAGCTGGATAGCGGACCCCAAGCAGCGACACAACATAGAAACGTGAGGTGCCATAGCGCTTTCCCGCTACTTCACCAGCATCATGGTAGCGATCAGAGGTTTTCCACTTGAGGCCACAAGGATGGTCAGGGGTGAGTTCCAGGTGCTCTTCTAGCCATGAGAGGGGCGGCAAAGGCTGGTAGTTACGGGCCATAGCACCAGGGATGTCTGAACAAAGCAAGCATAGGGCAACAAGGGCGTAATAGCAAGGTGCATGCAGGTGTTGCGTCAGATTTAGCGTTGAAGTAGCTGCATATACCTTCTTATATTTCTTATAGGAGTCAAGGCTCACTTTTTCAAAAGTGAAACAAAATTCTCGTTTATCCCAAATTAGTCTCATGTGTTATTGAGAGCCGTTCTCAGTAATTGTTTCACTTTTTCAAAAGTGAGCTTTGACTCATACTAGATATATACGGATGTATATGCTGCTAGTTTGACCCCTTATAAGAGCGTAAACGCAGCTAGAGCGACACCTTTGCTGCACATACCTTCTTATCGCCAATAAAAAAGCCCCCACCGAAGTGGAGGCCTGGTCACCCTGAGCAGTCCTTACGTTAGTGCCGGTTCTTGCTTCTTGCGCAGACTCCGGTTTTTCTTCCCCTTCTTACGTGGCTTCTCACTAATCTCAGCTGGGACTGAATGTTCGACCTCCTTCATGACATCTTCAAAGATGCCACCAAATTGAGACGCAACTGTGTCCCATGAGAATTGTTCATCCAGCACACGTCCCTGGCACTGCATCCCCACCCATTCGCGATATGTCTGGTCTTCGTACAGTTCGTTCAGGATTTCCGTGAGGTGATCAGATGACGGGCATGGCATTTCCCGTGCGTAGTTGGTGTCCACATCTACGTGGTCGCAACGGATCAGTTTGCCGTAGCCATCAAAGATCTCTTTGCAGGACGTATGGTCAGGCAACACCTGGGGCACACCACAGGCAGCGTGTTCAAAGTTGACAAGCCCCCAGCCCTCGCCTTTGCAAGTGTTGACGCCCACATCACAGGCGTTATAGATGGTGTTGAGCATGTCTACCGATACGTTCGGAGGCCCCTCCGTTTGCGTGGTCATGATGATGCGTCCGTTGGGATCCAGGCCCACCTTGGACATTTCACGACCAAAGACAGACATCACATCCCAGCCTTGATCTTTCATTCCCATGTGGAGATAAAGCCGTGCTTCTGGTTTATTAACAGCAAACTGAGCAAAGCCTTGGATCGTAATATCAATCCTTTTACGGAATTGGTTGCGGTTGCCATTGAAGACGATAAACAGGTCTTCATCCAGCCCAAGCTTACGGCGGCATTCATCCCTGTCTTTGGGATAGAACTGACCAGGCGTAACGCCATGTGGAATTACGGCAATTGGCTTGTTAATACCGCCTTTTACAAACTCATACGCACCAAATTCCGTGTAGGAAATGATGGCGTCCCAATCGTTGGCTGTATCCGCAAGGCATCCAATCCAGTTATATGAATCCATGGGGGCGTACCCCACAAACTTAAATTTACCTTGCTTATGTAGGTCTTGGATTTGACGGTACTGTTCGTTGATGATCCACATATCATTGATCGTGAACACAATGTCTGGTTGCTCACGTTCAACGATTTCACGGATGCGTTGCTCACCGAATGGTGCGGTTTGGAATCGGTTGGACGATGGATAAATCTTGAAATCTTTCTGTTGTTCACATGGGTCACCCCACCAGTTGTGGCCGAGCACAACAATTTCAAAATCATCCTTAAGGCGAGTGATGACATTTTCGGTGACCCGAGCAAAGCCGGTCATTGCGACAATGTCACCACACCACAGCACCTTGGTTTTTTTCGTCATTAAAGCGAGCTACTCTCGCTTAACTATACCTAAACATCAAGTGTTTTGTTTTCGGTTGTCCTTACATCCATGCCATACAGATCTTTGTATTTTTCTGGATCAGAAGCCACTTCTACAATGGAGGGGTAGTGTTCGTATTTATTTGGGTTTGATTCACGCACCGCCGCGTTGTATATACGCATTCCCCTTGTCTCTTTTTTGCTGTAGACATTCAATTTGAGCTGATGCTTGCAAATATCAATGAATAACACCTCAAATCGAGCGCGTCCCACAAAACCTACATTACAGGCTTTGCAAAATTCTACATAGCTGGGATACAAATATTTATCCCATCCTTTGTAGCGGTTGCTGTTTGATTGATCATAAATGCATTTACCAATAACAGAATTTATACCTGGGTCAAAAACAATATGTTGATTCATCCAATCCAATACAGGGTTGGAGCGTAGGCTTTGTTCTTTTTCATATTTTTGGAAGAAGTCTACGTGACGCGCAGTCTCCATTAGGTAGGAACGCATGTCATCTTCATTCATGTCCAATACCCAGTTCACCAGACCTGGCAGCAGAGGAGCGAACTCACCCTGTGGATTCCCTTTATTATCAAACTTAATCAGTTCTTTTTGCTCTGCTTGACCCCCTGTGAATGGACGGTCGAATGGAATTGTGAGACGCCGACGAGCAAGCCCTGATGTGTAGTCGGTTGACTGAATAGCTTCATTGGCAGTGATGATTACCATCCCGTGGTACTGGAATGGATCTGCTGTTTCCCCTTGATACTTGCGTTCAGAACGGATCCAGTCATTACCAGTGATTGCTTTCAGGCGTGATACGGACCCACCCCAACGATCAGCATCTTGGAACAGCAGAAGTTTTTTACCCATGTATGCCGCTGCTTCAAAACGGTTCTTCTCCATGTTTTCGAAGTCAGTGGAGTAAGTATTGCTTTTACCAACCAATGCAACTGCTAGGTTTGCGTAAGTAGATTTACCCGACTTACCTGGACCTACAATTTCCAGGAACTTTTGAATCTCATAGGTGCCAAGCAGTGTTGCCCGTAGCCATGCCCTAAGCACTTGTGTACGATTCCAAGAGTTGTGTTGTGTGTACTTCAACCATTTAATAATGTCTTCACATGTGGCGTAGGGATCATATTCATATGGCATCTGTTGCGTCATAAACAGCTTCTTGTTGAATGGCAGTAACTCCCTGGTTGCTACCTCAAGCACACCATTAGTGAATAAGAGGTAATCCGATCCGTCATACCACTCATCAAACGGCACCAAAGCCTGGAGCTGCTTATAGACATCTTCCATGAGGCTGTGATTAAAGCCACGCGGCAGTGTATTGGATTTTGTTAACATCTGCATCTTCTCTCGGATGGTGCCAAACATTTCGATCTTTGTGAGTTTGGACCAAAGACCTGCCCGTGGGTCGTATAAGAAAAATTGATTATGCGGTTGACTAAACAGCAGGTTGCCCATATACATACTGAGTACATGGTCTGCCACTACGTTCGATGATTGGTTCCGCCCCCGTGCATCTTTTGGCTCTTTTGAGTTGTCTTGAGGCGACACCTGCCGCTTTTGAGTGGATTGATGGTTACGTGTTGAAGGAGCTTCAAGTTCAGCCAGCTTTTCCATGTGCTCTAAAATGTCTTGCTCAAGATCAGGAAGAAGTTTGGACACAGCTGTTAGTGTCGCATCATCAACAGGAAGTGCCCGGTGATCCTCGGAAGGAGCCCAGCCATTCTCCTTCGCAACATGAATGAGTGAGCCGATACCACGACCACCACCTTTACTAAACGACAACCAACGCTTATGGCACTCACCATCTTTGTACTTATCGGATTGTTTGGACCATTCATCCCATTGGTCCAGCAACGATTCATCCAAGCTATGAAGCGATTGACCAACCATGATCCAGATGTCATAGTCATCCGTCGCCTCTGGAGGCATACCCCACATGGCTTCAGTAGCTACTTGGATATCCCGTTCGAGATCGACTTTGGTTTGGACAGCGAAGTTGGGACCGATGAATCGTGATACTTCCTGCGCCGGTTTTCCCTGCTTGGCGTTTTTGGTGATGATGCTATTTAGCAACCATTCTGGGAATTCAGGCAGCTTATCAACCCATTCAAAACCAAGGCCTTCTTTGGTGTAGTAGCCATCAGTTTCTGGATGTAAACCCATCAAAACACCCTGATGTTTTTTCCACAGGATCTCAAGCTTTTCTTTGTTACCACTTGCGTGCCAGGTGTATTTGTTACGGATGAAGTGCTTGTGTTTATCGCGGTTTAGTTTGTAGAGTCGACGCTCCCTTCCCTCTTTACCGCTGCAGATGGTAAGGGAGGCAGGCAACGCATCTTGTAGGGAGAGACCACTAATCTCTTCGATGAGTTTGTAGACGCTTGATCCATCAACATCAACCCAAACCAAACCATAAGGATGGTTGTAGGCAGGGCCGCCAAGTACGCCAATTGCTTTGCAGTCACCTGTTGCAAGTTCTTCTTCAATTTCTTTGACGCTAAATGGTTTGTTCTGCCAGCCCTGGACGTAAGGATCTTTATTTGCGCCTAGTGGTGTTAGGGGCCAGTCAATAGGGATGAGATCAAGCCTAATTTCGCCAGGCTTAAGAGCTTGTTGATTTTGGCTTGTCATACTTCCGTTTGCTGCAGGACTTCTACTTTAAGATCTTTCTCTGGGAATGAGCCTTCCTTTAGGATGTTGTAGGCATGGAGATGCATAAGGGTGGGCAGGACAAAACAATCCCCATCCACCGCACTGTTCATGCGGCTCAGGAGAGTATTCATCCACTCACCCACGCAGATCACGTGGATGTCCATGGAGGGCTCAGTTGTGTGTCTTCTTATCCTACGGCCGCTAAACCGTGCGGACCACCAAGGATGTATTAAGTTTGTTGAGACTCACTAGACTCAGCTTCTTTATATTTAGCCCTTTTATCAATTGCTTCAAATTCTTTCATCATCTTGTGGTATAGCTCTACAGCATCTTCCCTGGTGACTACCGAACGCTCACTTGCGATCTGCCATGCGAGACGCTTCCTGCACTCCATCTTGCCGTTGGTGTTGTAAGCCGTCAATGTACCAGGTGCCTGGATTCATTGTCTTAGACTAGACGAAAAGAGCAAAAAAATGACGAATTTTAATCTTGCTGCTTACTTAAAAGCACGGCCTGAAGCTGTTACTTACATTTCTGACGCACGTCAGGCAGGTATTGATACAGGAAAGGATTATACACAACGCTACGGTAAAGATACAAGTGGTTGGGAACAAAGGTGGGTTGATCGTGCCAATAAAAAATATGGTACATCAGCAAAGGATGCCTCTGAGTTTAGTCCTGATCAACTTGCACGGGTACATTTTGAAAACTGGGGACAAAACACTATAAACCAAAAAAAATACAAGGATGCCTTGGCTAGTTTAAGTGAAGGTGAGCGTCGCACAGGAGATATTCGAGGTCTTAGCGATATTGATGAGGATACGCGTTCTGAATTGGTAAATGAAAGCCTTAGCAAACAATATGGCGGTGGTATGTCTGATGCCGAGCTTCAAGATTTTGAAACTTTAATTGGCCGTCTTGAAGGTTCCAAGATGCGTCAGGCAGCTCAATCTAACCGTGCACGTCAACGCGACACATTTGCCGGTGGCCTTGCCAGTATGATGGGCAATTTCTAAATTAGATCTGGATCATAGACATTACAGTTGGTCACCTGGGCGTAATACTCCTCAACAATCTTGTACCAATCTTCCCGAAGGGAATCTAAAAACCTTCGAGAGATTTTAAAAACCTGGGTACGTACCGGAGTAGACACAAGAATTGCCGCCTGCTGTACTTTCATTCCTAAGGTTTGTTCAATAGCAATGTCGTATGCAGCCAGTTGTTTACATGTTTTTTTAAATTTCATATGACCGCCGAGCAAGTCACGCCACTCTTGGGAGCCCTTCTCCAAATCTTTGGGCCACTTGCGGCTATATGGTTTGACGCTGGTTTTCAGATCAGCGAGCGTAAGTTTATTATTAGCGACGGCAATAATATCAGGGGCACCAGCCCAAGCACGTCCTTCTCCGTCACAACCCCATACACGAGCAACATCATCAGCGCCAATAGTGAAGTCAAACTTATCCAGAACAGGGGATTCGGCCCAAAGGACTTCCTGGAATTGATCCAGAATTGACGGCATGCCTGCCCAAAAGTCTGCATATTCCTCTTTGATTTCAGGGTTTTTGTTCCCTTTGAGGTACTGCTCCATACCATAGTGAATGGCAGTGCCCCGCTCGGCTGCTTGTTCTTTGACACCTGGATTTGCTTTTGACCACATTTCAAGCTTCCGTTTGTTTGCTTCGGAAGCTGTTTCGCTGATGATAGTAGTTACAGACGGCGCAGGTCCAGTGGGTAACGGCGTTGTATAGTGACGTTTTCCGTTAAGCGTAATTCTGGCTGCGGTCCGGTTAATCGACCGCATCATTTCTGGTTGCTCGTCCTTGGCCTTAATCCAAGGATCGTGTGTATTTATTTTAGCAACCATTGATGGTTTTGTATATTGCTGCTAATTTAGCATGAAAAGAACTGGAGTGCAGTGGACGACTTTAACTACACAATTGCCTCGATCCTGGGCGCCATGTTCCTTGTGATTAGCATGGATGCCTACCTTTTCTTTACTGAAGTCCTCTCACGTCAATGACCATGGGATCCAACCTTACACGCTTCTATTACGACTTTGATGACGATTGTCGAACTGGCTGCTTTGAAGGCCTGGTATTTGAGGATGTCGAAACCATTGAAGCAGATCAACGAGAACTGGAACTAAAGCAACAAGATATCCCTTATACTCGGATTGATCTGTAACCAATGGCGTTGTGAAGCTTGCCGCCAAGGATATTACCTTATATGCCGTATGCCTGGAGCATTGTCATGTGAGGTTTGATTCCAATGCCCGCATTATCTCATTTTATGGAGATCAAGGGCCACATGCAGACGTTAATCCATATTGGGGTGAGCTTAGCTGCATGTACACTCTCTGGAACGAGTGTACAGATCCATTTTTTGGTATTGTAAATTACCGTCGCAATTGGGAGGAACGATTCCTTAGTACCGCTGAGGATGACACGTTGTATATCCCACGCCATGTCACCTTCCCGTTTTCAGTGCAACAACAGTTTTCTCAAGGCCATGGTGGCGGCCTGGATGAAACTGTGGAGTTGTCTTTAGAGATGGCACGTGCCAAGAAGATTCCATTGACTGAGGAGATGCTTTTGGAGATGTGGTCTCAACCTAAGTTCTTTGAAACGCTCCAGGTGATGGGTCCAAACGATGCCATGAACCAATACTTTGATGTTGTGTTTGACATCCTCCTCCCTATTTGGGAAGAGGCTAAAGACTACTTTACATCTCAAGGTGGTTACAATAGGCGTGGCCCAGCCTTCTTGATGGAACGTCTGCTTACAGCAGTGTTCTTAAATAAGGAGCACTTTTTTGGTTCCCAAAAGATTCAAGAAATCCCTTTCGTTCTTTATCGATAATTATGCAGATTACGCAAATCTATCTAACTGATAATGATTCAGATCTTTCCCTTTTCTTAAAGCAAGCAACTGATTCCGTGCGTAGCTGCTTCCCAGATCTACCTCACAAGATCTACAACAATCAAGAGGTTGAACAATTCCTGGAAGAGCACTATGGCGAGGATGTTATTAATGCTTACCGCAAGGTCAAACCCTACTCCTACAAGTGTGACCTGGCACGTTACTGCATCGCCAATATAGTTGGTGGCTGGTACTTTGATATCTCCTTGCGTTGTCAGACGGGAGTCAAATTACCTGATGATTGCAGACTACTTGCGTTCCGTGATATCAACTTATACACAAAAGTGTCTTGGGCGTGTGATGGCGCTGCGTTTTACACAGTTCCTGATAATGAAGTATTAGATGAAGCAATCTTTCAGATTGTTCGTAACATCGAAGACAATTACTATGGCTTGACACCGTTATGTCCTACAGGCCCCACTGCATGGGGCAAGGCAATTGCTGTAAGTAACATTGATGACAAAGTAATTTTTGGTGATTCTGTCGAATTGACACCCAATCATTACAACAAGAACAAAGCCCTTGTTCTACCAGATGGAACAATTTTTGCGTTAAAGAAACCTTCCTCTGGGGGCGACCTCAAATCTCTTGGCGCTACCGGTGTAAACAACTACAATGACCTTTGGTACACCGCCGACTTGTACAACTGAAATGGATCTAACACTTTACGGCGGCACCGGAATCATTGGTAGTTACTACCGTGGCATGTACGGCGGAGAATATGTGCCCCGTGGATATGCAGTCCCATTCACGGAAGATGTTTTATACCTAATTAGTACCACCGACAACTCCAATATCCATACCAATCCTCAGCTTGACATTCACACAAACCTTACGGTGTTAGCTGATCACCTGGCGCACTGTAAAGACTTTGGCGTCAAAACATTTAACTTTGTTAGCAGCTGGTTTGTTTACGGGCCTAAATATACTAAGCCTACGGAATATGCTATCTGTGATCCCAATGGTTTTTATTCTGTAACTAAGTATGCAGCCGAGAAGTTAGTCATGGAGTACTGCCAGGCTCATGATATGAATTGGCGTATTTTACGTCTTGGAAATGTTTATGGTGGCCCTGATAAGGGTACAGAAAAGCGCAATGCCCTTCACCGTATTATTCAATTCTTAAGAAAAGATAAAGATATTGAGGTGTATCGAGGCTTGTCTCGTGACTACATTCACATCCAAGATGTGTGTCGAGGCATCAACCACGCATGTCGCAAAGGAAATCTCAATACCATCTACAACATTGGTACTGGGATTGAGACCACGCTTTTTGACTGCGTTGAGTACTGCAAACAATCTTTAGGTTCAGACAGCAAAATAACTATCATCCCCGCCAAAGGTAGTTATAATCAAGCCATCAGGTTTAGCTTGGATTGCACCAGGCTTTTCAACCTTGGCTATACGCCTTGCATATCCCTTCGTGATGGGCTGGAAGATTTATGTCACGCTCAAAAGTTTTGTACTCCGGTCCGTACTTTGACGGGACCGAAGTAGAGGCTGCAATCTCCACCTTACGTGAAGGAGCTTGGTACCCAGCGGGCAAGGAGGTCGATAAATTTGAACGCGCTTTCTCCAAGAAGTTTGGGTTTACTTCATCTCTTATGGTGAACAGCGGCAGCTCTGCCAACTTGGTAATGATTGCTGCGCTGAAAAAATATTTTGATTGGCCGGATGGCGCTGAGGTTATTGTCAGTGTTGTTGGGTTCCCGACCACCGTCAATCCAATTATTCAGAATGGCCTGACTCCTAAGTTTGTGGATATTACATGGGATGATTTGAATTGGGACTTAGATCAAGTAGAAGATGCGATCACGGACAAAACCGTTGCTGTATTCAGTAGCCCTGTTTTGGGTAATAGTTACGATCTGGATCGTCTACTCGATATCTGTGATGCGCACTCCATCCTTTATGTAGCAGACAATTGTGATTCCCTTGGCTCTAAGTGGGATGGCGAGTATCTGACAAAGTATGCAGCCGCTGCATCTTGTTCATTTTATCCGGCGCACCACATCACAACCTTTGAAGGGGGTATGGTCTCCTCTAGTTTCCCTGGATTGACAGAGCTCGCTCGTCAGTTTGCTTGGTGGGGACGCGACTGTTATTGCGTGGGCCAGTGCAACCTACTTGCCAATGGCTCTTGTGGTGAACGTTTCAAAGCATGGCTACCTGATTATGACGTGGTTATTGATCACAAGTATGTATTCAGCCAGATTGGTTACAACTTAAAGCCGTTGGATCTACAGGGTTCCGTCGGTCAAGTACAACTGGACAAATTTGAGGAAATCCACACAATTCGCCGTCTTAACTACAAGACAATTGTGGATTATTTTCAGGACTACCCTGCAGAAGTTAAGATCATTGGCGAGAAACCTTTAGCAGAAACCTCGTGGTTTGGTGTGCCAATTGTATGTGACAACCCAAATGTTAAACAGGCTTTACAACAGCATCTCGAAAGCTCTGGTATCCAGACACGCAACTACTTTGCTGGCAATCTTTTGTTGCATCCAGCTTATCGACATCTTGGTAATGCCAAAGATTTTCCCAATGCTTATGACGTACTCAAGCGCGTCTTTTTCTTGGGTACATCACCGTCTCTTTCTTATGATGACCTGCATTATGTAGGGAAAACCATCCATGGCTTCCTGGTAAACACACCAGTTAAAGCTGATGGCTATAGCTATTGTCTTGATCTATAGTTAGTAGAGGCGTTAAGTACACAGATGTTGTTGATTGCACCTATAGTAAGAACACCGAAAGAATCCGAGATGTCCCTCTCTACCCAAGTCAAAGAATCCCTGGATCAAGCAGCGTCCTGTTTACGTGAAGCCCTTGCTTTTGCAGCACGCACTGAGCATCCAATCACCGTTAATTCACTGTCTGATCTTTTGATTCGCATTGAATCATTGGAGCAAGTCGATGATTTAATGCAAGCTTTTGCTCAAAAGGATGGCGAAAAGAAGAATCCTTACCGAGGCTGAACGCCTCGAAAGATATCTAGCGACGTTACCGATACCTAAGCCGACTGCTAAGGAAATGGAGCAGGTATTATCGCGTCCATGCAGGTGGCGTAAAATATTAGAAGAGCGTAATAAAAATCCTGATGGCCCAGGATGATAGCAAGTACACTAAACCAGAATTACGTGAGCGGATTAAAAACCGCATCATGAATAGTTCTAAGGGCGGCAAACCAGGTCAGTGGTCTGCACGCCGCTCACAGATGCTTGCACGTGAGTACGAAGAAGCGGGTGGTGGGTACAAAGGTGGTAAGGGCGAAAAACAAAAGTCATTAGAGAAGTGGGGCAAAGAAAAGTGGATGACAAAGGACGAGTATGAAAAAAGAAAAAAGGCTAAGTCTGCAGCCAAGAAGTATAAGGAGGATAAGTGATGCAGCTAGCAGGTAAATACTCTGGTAGTCAAACTGGATATACGCCAGATGTATTTCCGGATCAAGTGTTTATGCAAGAGATTGCAAAACAAAGTCAAAACGACCCGGAAATGAGGCAAGCAGCTCTTGAATATCAGTACCCTTTCAAGATGTCTGAGCTGTTAAATAGTAATTATTCACCTCACGTTAAAGAGGCAATTGCAAATGCTGCTAGCTATAAACAGCAAACCTGGTCTCAAGTAAAAAATAGATATGGCTTACGATAAGGTCAAATCTTCAGCCAAGAAGTATAAGGAGAACAAGTAATGGGCGATCTATTTCAAAAATTCCTTAATCGCGTAAACCGTGGTTACAGTCAAGTAGATAAGAATGTATTTGGAGGATTCCTCCCCGGCGGATCAGCAAGTCCAGTATCTCCTATAAAAAAGAAAACGCAACAACAAACAACTACTGCAGTTAAGACCGTCGCTGGCGGTTTGATGAATCAATTGCCTGATCGCATCAATCTTTTTGGGCGTTATGTAACAGGAGTTGGCAATACTAATTTACAACTTGATCCTTCCACATTAAGTGGATTAAGAGCAGCTGCATCTCCTGATCCAATGGCAAAAGGAATGGTTCCAAATCCTTTCAAAACACCAGAAGAACTTTTAGTTCGATTAGAAAAACAACTTGAAACAAGTGATCCACGAAACTTGAACAGCCCCTTGGGAAAGGAATTAAAACAAGTCGTTGAAGAAGGCAGAAAGAATAGAACAGCCCCTGATTTTGTTTTGGGACCTGTTCCTGCTTATGGGCCTGGGCTTCCTCGCTCTGGCGCTTATCAACCATATCAAAATCAAAGCATTGGGAAAGAAGTAACCAATACATTGGGATCTTTTAATACAGAAGTCGTCCCTGGAAAATCAATTCGTTTTATAGATACATACGATATGACTAATCTTTCTGAAGACCCCGATCTTGTTTCAGGTAAATTCCAACCAATCAAAGCCCTGGAGGAAATACAAAGCATTTGGAATCCAACAAAAGGCAGTTTAAATCGCAGTATACCGCAATTTGCAAAAAATGAAATGGGCCAAGGTAAATACGGCGACATTAAAACAGCCGCTAGTTCTCCTGTTGCAAGTCCAGCCACTGCAGTTGGAAGAGCATTACTTTATGCAATGCCCTTGAAACCAACTCCATATTCAATTGATGTAACTATTCCTTACTAATTATGGCAGACAAGGCTATACAAAAGGGATATACCAAGCGTTACCTACCAGAAAAAGCTTGGGCCTCACTGTCAAAAGAAGAACGTGAGGAAACTGATCAGAAGAAAAGAGAAGGTAGCAGGCAAGGCAAACAGTTCATACCAAACACAGAGAAAGCAAAGAGAGCTGGTCGCGCTGCACGTCGTTATCGCGACAGTAAATCATGATATCCTGACATGCAGAGCACTTCAGCTCTGGGAGTAATAGTCGAACACTCCCTCACGTAACGTACGTAACTCACGCCTCGGCCCGAGAGACTTAACGTTTGAGCAGGAAGGAAACTCTTGCCCCGGCTTAGTACACCGGGGTTTTTTGTGTATAATAATTGTGTTCCCCCTCTCTTTCTGATGGGGCAGCTGTGGTGACTCGTTAGGCCCTGGAGCCTAGAAGGAGAGCCGAGATAGAGGTGCAGTCCCTGATTGGATACGCCTGGTTAACTCACAGCCCGATTGTCGGTAAGCCAGTCACACTGCATCCATCACACTCAGTCCGATCTAATTGGATAGGACGGCACCTGTTGATGTACTGGACGCAGTGCTATACACAGGGAATGCGGTAAAGGTTCGAATCCTTTCTGAGTGCTTAACGGGGTGTAGTAGAAAAGTATCACACTGCTTTTGGGAAGCAGAGGAGAAGGGGCAGTACCTTCCATCCCGATATAAACAATTTCAATAATTGACGTATATTGGTAATACTAATAACGTCATCAATGGCTTGGGCCGACGCCAAGAAACGCATCGACAAGAATAGAAAGAAGCTTCTGGATTACAAGAAGACTTTGCAATGCCAGAAGTGTGGGTTGGATGATCATCGTGTCCTTGAGTTCCACCATGTAGGCGACAAGGACAATAACATCTCATCCATGGTGAACCACGGTTACTCCTGGAGCAGGGTAGAAGAAGAGATCAGTAAATGTATTCCACTCTGCTGCAATTGTCACAGGCTGGAGCATTGGATTAGTTAACGGAATTTAAAGTCAACAGGATAACCAGCTCCTGGTTGTATAAATCCAAATTTATCGGCAAGCCTTAGTGCTTTGTCAGCTAGCTTTCTACTGCTAACAGGCTCGCCAATAACACCACCAACCATTGATCCTGGAGCAAATAAAGGCGTACTTACATTGTACGAATTAAAGTCATAACGTTCTCCTTTGGTACGACCATCTTCAACCTGGTACCTTCCCAGCGTGTTAACAAGTCCTTTATTGATAAGAGCTTCTTGTTCATTACTGAATTTCAATCCCCTTGGACCAATCATGTTGTATGCTGACATTGTGTAGTTGCGAGGGTCATAGTTAACTTTTCTTTCGGCTCCAAGTACATCTTCGTCTCCATAATATTCCAGTACATTTTTCATCCCAAGATTTTTAGCTAATTGATCTACATTTTGTTTTAGACGATCAACTTCTTGTTGTTGCTGAGCGCTTGCCGGAGAGCCGGTCCCATACATATTGAACATTTGGTTTTGTTGGCGTACAGTCCGGTATTGATCAAGCCATGCTTGATTTGCTGTTTTTAGTTCAATTAGTTTTTTATCTCTTTCCGTAGGATTAACAAGTCTTTCATTGACTAGTGTTTCTGCTGCACGCGTGTCAGCTGGGATGCGTGTTAAAGGGTTAGAAGTTCCGGATAAGAAACGAGCGAACATTCCTTCTTTAGCTGGAACAACTCCTTTTTCCATTGCAAAATCAAGCGCAGGAATTACAGCTTTATCTCTTATTGTTTTGTATACAGGAGATGTTGCGACTGCTCTTATTTTTGGGGCAATACTAGAAGATATAGAAGCTCCACCAGGAAGTGCTCCACCAAACACTTTTTTATCAAGCTGGCCGTAACCGCGGTTAACTTGATTGAGAAACTGTTGAAATAAATTTGGCATTATCCGTTCCTAAGGCTAGCCTTGATCATCCATGCCGCTTTGAATGCTTCCCCGACAAGTTCAGCCATGTAGTTCTGGATGTCTACAGCACCTACCTTGGCAGCAACAGGCTCCAGCTTTTTAGCTTTCATGCCAAGCTCCTCAAGGTTTTTGTAGTAGGTGCCGAGCATCTCTTGTGGTTTATAGCTGGTGCAGTGCTTGAACTCTGGGCTTGCGTCCATCAAACCGTTATGACACATCGGAAGTAAGTAGTCCATGGAACGGACAAACTCACCGATTTTATCGAATTGATCTTGATGTGCTTCGTATTGCTTGCCAAGGAATTTATGAACACTCAAAAAGTTTGAGCACTCATAATTGAAATGCAGGAGATGAGATTGGACCTGGAGCTGATGGACATATGCCATCAAGCTAATTAGCTGTTGGATGAAGCTACCAACATTGTTATTACCCTTGGACTTGCCAGGTGCTTTGGGTTTTGCCTGTGGTTGTGGCACCACTTCAAGTGTGAGGGGTTGCTGCAATTTCGGCGCTTCGGGACCAGGGGTATACATAGTTTTCAATCAATCGTTTTAGCCTATCAACGACTTATCTCCTCCCAGTCTAACGCAGCATATACATCGTCACCTGCAACTTTTGTTTGTAGAGTTAACGTAAAGTTTTCTGGTGTACCAGTTAAGCCGTCCCGTCTTAACTGGAAATTAAACAAAGCTTCTTTTAATATGTTTAATGGTGCTGTGCTTTGAGTTGTGGATGAGATATAGCCTTTGGCAAGCGTTGTGGCACCGCTAAGTGTGAGACCACTTAGGTTGTATTCAACCGCAGAGTTAGTACCTGCACTGGTCCAG